CCATCTGACTTCACCCGGAAGATCTTTCCATCTTCAACACGTCTGAAAACGTCGTGATACTGCAAATTAAGTGCTTTTGTCGTTGTAACGGTATAAAGTGCCGTTACGCCCTGTTGCTCGGCTGTACGGGCCTCTATGGACGTGTCAAGGACAATTGCAGCGTTAAACTCTGCGCCGTCTGTCCAAGTTGTGAAATATCCACCGTAACCATCTGCGGTCGTCTGCTTATTCAGCATGACGCATTTTTCCATTGATTCCTGCAAAAGCATTACAGTTTCCTCCAACGGTTTAAGTCATCAGCAAAATGATTTCTCCAGTCTGCGGAATTTCCACTTCCATTAGATCCGGATCCTCCGCTACCTTTCGAGTAAGAGTATCCACCAAAGGATTCCGACTGATAAGGACTATCAATGACAGCTTTGTTATCTTCAATCCACTGTCCAATTTTATCAGCGAGTTCTACGACAGACGGCGGTATAGCCATTGACCACACCGCACCGGAAAAGGTTTCGTCTTTTAAATTATCGGCAGGATATTTATATACTCCATCGTTTAAGAGGCTTCCTATGATGCGGAAATGCTGACCGTCAATCAGGCTGATTTCCGCACCATTAGCGTTAATTTGTCCGTCTGATATAACAATTGTTCCAAACCACTTGTCATGATCTCGATCGAACCAATTCCGTAATTCCTGACATAATTCGGTCAGCATCTATCCACCTCATTTAGACTTTTCAGATTTCTTTGACGTTTCTGATTTTGCCTTTCGTTTTGCTCTTTTTTCCCCTGAGCCATCCGACTTACTGATTAGAGGCTCACCAATGCGATTTGAATTGCTGAGTAATTCCGCAATCCTTTCGCACGTCGGGTTAATCCCATCTCTCGGATAAGCATCACCGGATGTGTACACATGTCCGTTGTCTGTAACGTCAGCAAACTCATGTATAACTGTGTAGGCCATTATGCACCTGTGCTTACTGATCTCGTATAATATGTTTTCCCTGAAACGACATCGGTATCAAGAGTTTTGAAATACTCGTTAGTTGTTGCATCCTTCTCAAAATATGTTCCGATGTTGGCTTTTAAAGGACTTTCAACAGCGGTGAAGGTTTCAGTACCAATATCAACAACAGCAATGCCGTCAATGTATTCTGCCATGAGGGTTAATCCCATGATTGCGAAAGATTCAGATACCGCCGTTCCATAGTTCCCGTTTACGTGATAGCCGATGAGCGGCGTTTCACCTTCAGTTGTATAGACCATTCCAGCTCTTGAAAAATCCGCGTCATCAGGTGAAACATAATAAAGGATCATATTCTCAACTGGGGTTGCGAGGATTTTCCCTCTCGGAACTTCACCTGCAGAGCAAAGGAAAAGTCTGCTGTATCCGAGGAAATCTTCAATGTACGTCAGTCCAAAAGCTGTCTGCGTGGTAATGTCGGCCGCACCAAGGTAATCGTATGCATCTAAGATATTGCAGAATCCAACAATTTCCGTAATACCTTTGTGCATTGCCTTCCATTTATTTCTAACTCTGCCCTGAGCCTCAGCAAGAGCCGCCTGAAAAGTTGCCTTTGCAGAAATCAGAGTCCCAGTAACAATATAGTCATAAAACCTGTCAGTGACGTTCGTTGTTAACTCGAACATAAACTGTCTGTCTGTCAGATTAATTGCATCATCATAACCATGCTCGTTAATTGCTTCAATCGACACGCCCTTTCTGAATTTCTCGATTGCAATAGGAGCATAGTCTTTTGTGTATACATGCGCTTCGGAATATGGAATTTCCGTTGCTTCTGCTACAGCTCCATTTTCAAGAGTTACTTCTGCATACTTTGACTTCAGTACAGTTCCCGGGGTTTTTCGAATCATTCTCATGATTCCCATGATGTCTCTGAGATGGTCCCAGTTATCCTGAAATCTTGTTACAAAGTCAACTTCTCTTGCAGTAGTCTGAATATTTGCAGTTTTAGTCACACCTGCCATGATACGTCATCTCCTTTTCAGGAGCCGAACAGTTAAAATCCAAACAATTCATGATTTTCTGCAATCGCCGCCTGCCTGTCGGTGTCATTCTTAATCTCCATGATTTCTTTCTTCGTCATGCCACCGTACTTTCCACCCTTGTTTCCGGTATCTCCCGGCGGATTGTCTGTGTCAGCGCCTTTCTGTGCTTCCTGCTCGATGTAGTCCGCCCAATCGTCTTTAATGGATTTTCTCAAGTCCTTTGCATTGGTAATCTTTCCATCATCGTCAAGCTCCACACCATTGACACCCTGCCACTTCATAATCATTTCAACTCCTTTATCAGATACTTTCATGTCTTTTAGGAGTGATTCAAAGGCGGTTTTCTTGACTGCTTCTGCAGCTTTCTTTTCCTGTTCAGCCTTATATTCGTCAAACTCTTTTTTTAATTCGTCATAGTCTTTGCCTTCACGTTCCTTTGCTTCGGCTTCGACTTTATCCTTCAGAGACTTCAACTCCTTCTGAGTTTCTTTCAGGGTTTCGGCATTTTTATCCGCTTTTTCCAGTTTATTTTCCAATTCAGAAATTTTGTCCTGTAATGCGTTGACTGTCTCACTGTGGCCATCAATGATAGCGTCAATCTGATGAGGTTCTAACCCCATCGCGGATAAATCCTTTCTTTTCAGTGCCATATATACCTCTTTTCTTCGAGTACGGTTCTTCGTTGTGATTATTGTACCATTATTTTCTAATTTGTGCAAAATGTATATTAATTACCAGATAACTCATTTTTTAATATATCTTTGTAATCATTCACATTTTCTGTAAGTCCACGTCTAATAAAACGGGTGTGCTTTTCCTCTTTAGCACCCCCCTCTTCAATTCTCTGAGCATATTCAACATTGGTTCCTACTACCACTGTATTTTTCTTTGGTGTTGCATTTGGTTTTACATCCTCTGGTTTATGTGGAGATCTTCCATTTCCTCGCCCATGGGTAGTTGCATATGTAATGCTGTTTCGTAACCTTCCTGTAACTACCGGACACATATCAGCGGATCTTTCAGACCATTCTATCCCGATCGTGGTTAATGCCCTTTCAATTGCTTCTGCAGTCGCTTGCAATACCTCATCTTTGTGGATTACCAGTTCGACGTTTTCGATAGTTTTGCTCATCTTTATCACCGTTCTTTCCAGCTTTCCACTCTTCGTAGGTAGGAGCGTTCCCGTTGAAACGCACAAATCTCCGTGACATGTCTTTAGGATTATAGCTGCTATATTTTGTGATGCCTCTCAGCCTACAGCGGCAGTTATAAGTTTCCGCCGGGTCACCCATAGGATCACCGGGGTATTCTAAAGGTCCGTGAGCACTTTGGAACGATTCGTTCAACGGAACTACCTGCCCGTCTAATGCTCTATGCGTGTGCCGCGTATGTGCGTCCATCGTCGCCTGCCACATCTTCGTCATTTCCACGCCGATATCCTGCGCGCGATTAAAAGCCCTATGCCTTCCGCCATTTTCCGCTGATGTCGTCGCTGTTCTTGCGTTCCTGATTGCAGCGTTTTCGTCCATCCTCATCACGCGTTCAAGGCGATCAGCCATTTTCTGGACCGATTCGCCTTGCAGTATCCCCTGTATTATTTCGTTCCGGAATTTTCTTCCATTCCACGAAAGGTCTTTTCGTTTATCCACATGAAGATTTGGCAACAGATCCGGATCCTCTTTAATGAGCCGCTCTACAGCGTCCCGGTCGTAGAGCGTAAAATTCGTATCGAACCCGATATCTCTATCAAGATAGTATGACGCATAGTTCATGTTCAACGCATATACATCAAACATATGTTCTTTTATCATATTTGCCGCAATCACATTGCTGTTATATGCGTCTTCACTCAGTGTTTTAATCAATGCCTGATTGTTCTCTTTATTATGTGCATACCTCTTCAGCCAGCTCCGATGCTGCTCTTCTGTCGCCTTTCCGGATTCCACTCGATCGAGCCAGCGGTTGTTCATCTCATCAAAACTCCGGAACTGGTCTCGCGTTTTTTTCTTCATTTCGCGAGTGGCACGGTTATAGATCCTGCTGACCTTCCGTTCCAGTTTCGCCAGCATTTGATCTGTCATCTTCTCCACTCGGTCCATCGATCATCCGCTCCCTTTCCTCTTCTGCAATTTGTGTAAGGATATTTTCCACAAGATCCGCATCGCCTAAAATCGTCAGTATTTTTCTTGTCACATAGTCATCCGGGAGATAAGACGCTGATTTCAATACATTGTCGATTTCCTCGGCTTTATTGATGATCATAGATCTCGTGTATGACGGTTCGTCATCAAGACCCGCAACCTTCAAAATTCCGTTGATAAAGTCTGTAACAAAGTATTCGAAATCGTCTTCTTTACTGTTAAGCGGTTCATATCCTGCTGTAATTTCTGTCGCCGTAACCGCTCCTTCTGTTATACTTCTTGGATCAAAAGCCATGAAATCTCTGAAAAGGTCCTTTTCCAGTCTAACGAGTATAGACTCTCTCGCCTGATAAGGGATCTCTAAAGTATGTGCTTCTGCCTTTGCCCCCTCATCTTCGACAACTGCAGCGTGAGTCCGTCTTATCTGATTCAGGAAGTTTGATAGATCCACTTCATCCATTCCGCCGGCATTCTGTATCAGCCAATAGATTTCCTCAGATTCATCGACAGTATTAGCATATCCGGATTTAATCAAATCATATGCATCTAATTCTTCTCTGTGGCCTACCAGTAAAGACTCATGACTTTCTTGTGCGTAAAACGGAACGATAGGAAAACCGGGATAGTTTTCCCCCGCATAGATTTTCATTCCATCTGTTTCGGTCCCTCGATATGAAAGAATGTATGATCTTTTCTCCTGCAGGATTTCACACCGACCGGAATCCCACATGTATTCTGTGTAGCCGTCTATTTCGTATAGTGTCGCTCTGAGTGGCTTGGTGGTGTCAATCTGCCAATGTCTAATTCCTGCCTTTAACGCTCCGTCTTTTTCGTCATACAAAGGGACAAATTCTTCCGCATTAAAAACCTCTATATGATCAAGGTTGAAAAATCCGAAAGACACACCGCCAATGCAAGCCTCTTTCGCCGCTTTCTGCACTTTCGTTTCAAAGTCTGTTCCTAACGCCTCCGGTTTTTCTCCGGATTTCCATGTAATTCCATTCCCCAAAAGAAACTGTACCTGCTGAGTGATAAAGATCTTAAAAAGTCCATTCTTTATTTTGTGGTTCGGGCTTGTATCGTCTCTTACTATCTGACCTGTGGCTGTATACAGAAGTTTCTGATATGCTTCTATTGTCGGATTGTGGTTATTAAGATATCTTCTTGCTATCCTCGATGTATGATAGACATCACTTCCTTTGTGCTTCTGGATTGCCGAATATATAAAATTCTGTCGTTCCTGCTCCGTTGTACAGGCTTCCAGATCCTGAAATGTAATCACCTTCATCACCTTCTTTCATTGCTTCGTCTGAGTCCTTTTTTTACAATGTGTTTAATTTTTACACATTATCTTGGTCTTTGATCAATCCATTTTGAGGCGTTTTTTTCTTTTAATTTTTCTGTCGATTCCTTTTTCAATCTTTTCAATGACTCCTTTGCGACAGCACTTCTGAATTTTTTCCCTGCAGTTTTTCTTTCCGGTGTTCCACTTTTTGTAGCCATATATGCTTTGAAAAGATTTCCGCTTTTCATTTCATTCCGAACTTGGTTGTAAGACGCTTTGGGATGATACATTCCAATAAATTCTGTCGCCTTTCTTTCAGACTCGCTTTCCCCTTTTATACTCCCGGACGACACTATTTTCTTTAAACGCCTTTCGGCTTCTCCTAACTTTTTTGCATAGTTGTCCCTGATATCTGTAGCCCATTTAACTTGTTTTTCACTTCCTATTAATTTTGGCAATTTTATATTGCCACCTCCACCTCCACCTCTTCCACTTGAATTTCCTCTTCCGCCCATTTTAATCATCCATCCTTTCCATATTCTCTTGATGGTATATGTTGTACTTTCCCATCAAAATCAAATTTTATTTTCTTTCCGTACAGTACAATAGCAGACGGATTGATGGCATCAATCGCCGCTTTTATGCCCCTTAAAAAAAGTTCTCTTTTTTTCTTATCTCTTACAATCCCGACTGTTGATAAGGCTATTGTGCTTCCACTTTCTATCCCGTCAAATGCAAATTCATATGATGATTCCTCACTCCATGATATAGTTGGAATCACTCTCATTCCTTCATCCTGCATTATTTGTCCGATCAGTCTCGATCTGTATACATTCCATATTTGCATCGCCATAGGCATATCTGTATATAGGCTGAAATCCGGTGTTAATACACATGAAAACTTTTTCAATCTTTCTATATTTTCTACTGGTCTATTCCATATTCTTTCAAATTGATAATCATCTAAAAAAAAGTGAACACCATTTTCATATTCTTTTGTCGTTTTCACATAATTAAAGCCTATTAGTTTTTGAGGGATAAAATCACACTTCTTGAGCAAAGGTATACCAAATTTACCTGCAATCCTTTCGGCGTCATAATATTTAAAATTGCATGTATTAAATCTTCTCTCCCTATCATACATTTTTACTTTACTCCTAAAGCCCTCGCTTTCTCATACCCTTCTTGACAATGTGTTTAGTTTTGCAAAAATAGCGAACGCTGTCCATACAATTGTGAACAATCAAGCCGCCGTTAACTACAAAGTTGTGATTATCTTTCACTTCCATGTTGTATACAGCTTCTGATTCTATTTTTTCTATCTTTGCAATTTTTACAGTATTTTGTGTTGCTGTATTTATTTGCGATATACTTTGACCCACAATTTACACACACCTTTTCAATATCATCAACGCCAGATTTTCGTCTGTACGAAGATCTACAATTATTACAACAAAATTTATTATCTGTAATAGAATATATTCTTTTACTTTTGAATGGTTTCCCGCAATAATCACATTCATAATCAATAAACGGTCGATTCATAGCAACTTCTTTCCCGTGATTACTGTGCCATTTACGACCTTCTTTTGATTTGTGCCATTCTACTGCCTTTGGTACTGCCATTTTTCTAAGACGTTCGGCTCTTTCTTCCCTTTGCTCGTCTGTCAAGCGTCTACCATGTTCTTTTGCATGATCAGAGCGGTTAAGAATTTCAAGGTTTTCAATTTCGTTATTTTTCTTGTTCCCATCTATATGATGCACGTCATATCCTTCAGGAACTTTCCCGTTGAATAATTCCCATACATAAACATGCAATCCCTTTCTCGGTCCATTAATTTTTCTACTCGACAAATAATATCCTGTTTTTTTATCTCTTCTAAACGATTGATTGTTAATCTCCGCTTTGTCCATATTTTCTGAATACTTGACAATCATTGTATATCTCCTCTTACGTCAATGATTTCGTCTTCAGTTGTTAATTCCCCGGCTTCGATATATCCATTAGCAGTCAAAATCAAGTGGTCCGACGTACACTTAATGACCCTTTCGTCTTCAGTTGTGATTTTCACAATCCTTGCAAGGTTTTTCGTTTGTCGGACAGAATGAAATTCCTTTAATTCTGCTTTTTTGTTTTTCGTATTGTAACTCCATACAAATCCAGTTTTCCCCACAAGCTCACAGATCGGGACAATTCCATCTTCTGTATGAACTAAAGTATCTCCTGTCAGGCAGTGGTCATCATGCTGTATCGGAAATTCTTCTTTCTTTTCATCCCACGTATAGCCAGCAACTTCTTTTTTCCAGTTTTTTAATTTATCGGATATCTTAATCAATCCAAGATTCATCGCTGTTGCCGTTTCCCGAATCCCATCTAAAACATCATTGTCCGCCTTACGAATCTTGTACCTTCCATGTTTTCGGAGCATGGCAATAAATGACGTTGCGGAAGGATCTATGATAGTTTCCAATTTTCCTGTAATTAATGGTTTTTCGTTATTATCGTGATCAAATAACCACTTTGTAAAGCTGTCCATATCATCAGCATAATCGTCATCCGCTTTCTGGCGTCCTGTGTCTCTGCCGGAATAGTAGTATTCGTCTATGCCGTACCATACGCCGTTATGCTTTCCCCAAATAATGGCTGCAAATGCGTTCTGCGTACCGTAGTCAATAGATAAACTATATTCTGTATATTCTTTTGGGAGTTCTGAGACAATAACAGATTCGTACATGGGATAAATTAATCCCTCGGCCCTTGTCCATTCACCGAGGATATAGCGTGGATAATAAACGGTTCCTTCGTATTCAGAACATAAATTGTCAATAAAATCTTTTGTAAGATAGGGATTATCGAAAATAGAATAGTGTTGCTGGTATATGTCCGCATCGGAATCAAGAAACTCTTTAAACCAGTGTGCCGGGCTATCAGGATTGCATGTCCCATCGAATTTACTGTACGACTTATCAAGACGTGACTTCAACATATCGAAAATCTCTTCATTCCACGTTGTTACCTCATCCCCGTAACAATATTTTATAGACATTCCCCTAATTTTATTAACATGGCCAATGTTGTCAGCACCTAGCACAAACACTCGTTCTCCAAACATCTCACAAGAGTTATCTGAATGTATACTACTAACCCTGTTGTCTCCGTAAAGGTTCTGCATTGGGAGAATGATGTTCCTTCTCACCGTTTCTCTTGTGTTTCCAAGAATTACATTCAACCCCTCTTCCCCTTTTACATCTAGCAATCTTTTCGGTATCAGGAAATAATCCATATAGGTTTTGCCGCTTCTTGTGGCTCCCGTCTTAATATTCCATCTATGTTGACAGTTTCTCCAAAACTCAATTTGTTTCTTGCTCCCCGGCTTCTTTCGCAGCATCATCCCACTTCCTTAATGTTGCAAGCAGAACATCATCTGCCTTGTCAACTTCATCAATCGGTTTATCTTTGAATTTTTTCTTTTTCAGATTCTTTAAAGCGAAGATAAGCGCAGCTACATTGGGCGGCGCATGTTTTGTAATCTTCTTTATATGTTTCCGTGGTTCTCCATCAACTTGCGTGATTTCTTCTACCGTCTCAATATACTCATATCCAAGTCCTGCCTTGTACAGTGCATCTTCAAGAGCCACAACTACTGGCTCTCGCCCTTTTTTTAATGCGTCTGCTATGTCTGGATATTTCTTGAGCCATTCATAAAAGTATGTCCTTGATATTCCTATGTTTTTTGCTATTTGTGCATCGGAATATCCGTCCCTTGCGTACCCTCTGATCCTATCAAGACCGTCTTGTGTAATCCATTCTTTATATTTTCCTACAGCGATTGTGATCACCGCCTTTACACTTTCATCCAATCTATGTCTTTTTCACTTCCGTGCTTTTGATATGTCACCTTATCGTTATATAAATAGACAATATTTTCTTCTTCATCATATCCATTCGGTTTCAATACTCGCTCAAACAATTTATATGGTGATTGCCCACGTTTAGGAGCATTCCACAAGTATCTTAAATATTCCTTCATTGTCATTCCTGCAAAATGCGCCCTATTTTCTGAGCTATTCAAGTTGAAGCCTTCTGCCCTAACCATAGGAAACTCAAGAAAATACATATCTTTTTCTATATCTTTCCATTGAACCTTCCCTGTCCTTTTCGCAATTTGCAATGCCGCCCCAAAATGTCCTCGACTGTATTCCCAGTCCTTGTCCAATGCGCAACAGCAACAGTTGTTACAAGTTTCTTTGAAATGTGCATCTGATACATAAAATCTCATCCCAAGATCGTCACACAACTCCTGCATTTTTTTAATGTAGGCTTCTTTGATTTTCCGATTTAATCTTAGGTAACCCGATCCAGAGCTGTATTTTCTGTAGAATTCAACTACATCAAAACCGCAAACATCCGAGATGACTTTATAATGATCTTTTGCCTGATTGATACTTCTCATTTCCAAGCAAAAGAATTCCGTTGTTACTGCATTCGCCCCCGCATCGTTTGCGGCTCTAATCAAATCAAGATAATTCTTGTCGCTCACTCCTATTATAAAAGGTCGTAGCCTGAGTGTTGCCCCTCCATTATTCAAGCCGGTATATATCTCCATAGCCTCAAGACGTTCTTTTGGTGTCGGAACTCCCACTTCTATCTTTCTGGCATCTTTTTCGTCAAGCGTGATAATGGAAAATTTAACATTCCAATTATCAGCTCCTTTGAATAGTTCTTGATATTTTGGATCTTTGAATACCCATGCGGATTTTGTGCTGAAGCATATCGGGTAATTTATTTCCCTCAAGAATTTTAAAATTTCATACGTCTTCCCGTATAGTTTTTCATATCCATCAAACTGGTCTGAAAGTCCCCCGTATTGGATCGGTCTTTTATCTTTTATCCATGGCCAGAATTGTGAGTTCGGGAGTTCTCCATTAAATAACTTTTTTATTCTTTCAACATTGACCGCTTTAACCTTCTTGCTGAGGTAATCATCCTTTGTGCCGCCTATTGCTCGTTGATATTGTGAGAAACAATAGACACAACCAAAAGCGCAATTACTATATGTATCAAATGTTACTGGTAAACTGCAATCGGCTATTTCTCCCGTCCACCTCGGTGAAGAATAATATCCTTTTTCAAGACTCATAATTTCATTATCACACCCTCTCTTTTTTTATTCGGACGGACTATCGACGGATATTTATTGCATAATTTATCTATCCAATAAGGAAGTTCTCCGTTTTCGTACCTCTCGTGCAATCCTCCTTCATTTGTTCCATTTTTTGGTTTTTCTGCACATATTGTGTTTGCACGCAACGTGTGCGCTCCAATCGAAATAACCCGGCAGGACAATTCATAATCTTCGACCATAAGAAAAGACTCGTCAAACCTTATATTTGGATCAACAACTCCTACCAAAGTACCTTGAATCATGACATCCGGAGTGTAACTCCCCCATGTATCAATTCTTCTCTTTGTTATAATTCCATTACTGGTTGCGTTTATACCAAATATAGCCGCCTTGTTCTTTTCTGCATCTATAAAACATTCCGTGAATATCTCTTCTAAAGTCTTTGCATTTCCCGTCCGATAGACACCATATTGTTTTTGTCGTTGTTCGTATATTTTTATTGAATAAATATCGTCGTCCAGTAAAATGCACTTCCCTTGTACTTTTTTAAGGATATTATTCCTGTTGCTTGCCGCAGAGTTTCCATTGCAAACAATTATGTTTGCACCCGGATTTGCTTCTTCATATCTTTCGTAATCTTTTGGATCGTTAAGGCTTATAATTATTCTTCTATTATCGACTCCGATTTTCCTTAAAAATTTATATGTCTTGCAGAGAGGTCTATGAAAACTTGCAATTCCGTAAATGATTTCCATTAAAACAATTCCTCAAGATCATAGAGAACTTTATCTATACTTTGCACATTCAACTTTTGAGCGAGTTCGTCTTCTTGCTCTGGGAGATATGTAATTATGATTCTCCTCTTGATCACGTAATTTTCTTGATTCTGAGTGTATTGTTCCAGTTCGTCATCGTTGTAAGGTTCTGGAAGATACGGATCTTTATTGTCTTCATTCTCATATGAAACGCCTTCTGTACTGAATACGGGTGTCAGATTTGGCGCTTCGGTTTCCCGAATCATTTCTTCCAATTCCCCAAAATCAAAGTCAAATCCCTCAAAATCAAGTCCAGCCAACTCTTTTTCCAGCTTTGTAAAATCCCAATCCGCAAATTCATTTGTCTTGTTGTCGAGAATTCTATATTTGCGTTTCTGCTCTTCAGTAAGACCATTCCTGACAATTACATCGACTTTGTCGTATCCAAGCTGTTTTAACGCTTTTAAACGAGTATGACCTGCAAGGATTATATTATTTTCATCGACAATAATCGGAGCTACGTATCCGCACTGACGAATAGATTCTGCAACAACTTCAACAGCGTTTTCGTTTACTCTCGGATTGTTTTTGTATGGAATAATTTCTGTTATTTTCTTTTCTATGATTTCCATGTATCACCTATATAAGTTTTTCCTTCCGTAAAAAAAAGACACCCTCGCAGGTGTCTTGAAATTATTCAGCGTCAAACCGGGGAAAAGGCGTGATTCCCCGGTTAAGGAGAGAATCTATCAAGCGATAGACAGACACCGAACTCCACTATAATTGTACCATATTTTTACTTTATATGCTATATTTTTATCAATTTACAGCTTTTTCATAGTCATTTTTTGTAAATTAACGTATATACTTTGATTGACATACAGCTATCTTCGGCATCCATTCCAATATAGATAATGTTTTCCTTCTCAATTTGTTTTTTGTTCAGGAATTCTGTCATAGCTCCGGCATCATTAAAGTACTTGTAACAATACACCACTTTATAGCTTTCAGCTTTCGTTTTCGTCTCAAGTGTGTCTGCAGATGTCGTGATCCCAAACAACAGTATCAATACGAGACAGGCTATAAATACAGTATCACGAATCTTTCCCATAGCTTTCCTCTTCTGCTGCCAGTGCCAGATATCCACAAGCATCGACATAGCTGTCTTCCCACGACACGCCACTAATTATCCTTGCTATCTTCATTAATGCCATCATAACCCCTACATCCTTAGAAGTAATTTCATTTCGTGGACTTTCTTTCAGATAGCACGTCCAGAGATCTGCGATTAATGTCAGATTTCTTTCCGACTGATTGTATCGCGTTCTCCTCTCTGTAATATTGCTTTTCGCTTTTTCCAATATTTCGACACATTTATCAGGTCTTTTATCTCTTTCATACATTTTGAGTTCTTCTTCCAGATTTACAACTTCATCCATTATGGATCCTTTCTGGCAGGCAGGGACAATAATATCCTTGCCTGCCTTTATCAGCCTTTGCTGAACAAAACGCCACTTTGCTTTACCGGCTGCGATAACATGTCATGACATGCCCTTGCTTCGCAATTCCAAGCCATCACAATACAGAACTTTGCCCATACAAGACCATGCACTACTAAGCCTCTACTTTACTGTACACAGCCCATGTAGAGCAGTACGATAATTTGCCTACACCAAGCTAAACATCACTTTGCCAAAACGGAACATTACCATGGCTTTGCTACGCTCTACCGCTACAGAACAAAACCATACGTTGCCTTTACCAAACAAGACATTGCCCTTACGACGCCTGACATTACCACAGAAGCGCAAAACTGCACCATTGACATACGGAACTAGGCCAATGCTATGTATGCGATGAAATGCGACGCGTTGCATAACCACAGCATTAAATTACGTTTCTTTGCCATTGCATTTATTTGATTTCCATCCACTCAAACCGGCCGTAATCTGCATTACGCCATTCACCGATCCCGTGAAAACTGCCATAATCAAGCCATTCTCTGATCGCTGGTTCAAGTGACTTATCCATCATCTGCACTTCAAATTCAGCTGTCGTCCCTTCTGGCAGCTTTTCAGAGTTTCTAAGTGTAATACGTTCACCTTGTGGTGTTTGTGCGCGACACGGCCTCTGAAACTCTTCTATGCAGTCATCTACATCGACAGGCGTTTCCAGTCTGATGAATCTCGGATAGATAAAGATCAAGGTATCAATTTTTGTCCTGTAAAGGGACAGTTTTTGTGATTCGTACTTTTTTCCCGGGATCCTTCTAATCGACTTTCCAGCCTCTTTGAATAATCCTTTTATAACGTGATTTGACAAAAGAGGTTGTCCATCTTCATCCATCAGAAAGCAAGATGTTCTCCTGTCGATCAGTTCATTTCTTGTCAGCTTTTTAATTTCCTCTTCTGCTCCAGCTTCATCCGGAGCATTTGCTGCTATGAAATTTGTATACAATTCCTTATCCCTCGGAACCGCCCCAAGAATTGGTTCTACAAACTCGATTTTTACTTTTAGAGTTTTTTCAATGAAATCTGTCATTTATCTTCCCGTGCTCCCATAACCATTTTCACCACGCTCGCCCGCTGCGATTTCGTCAACAATCTCAACATCTTCATACAAAACTGGAATAACTACCAGCTGAGAAATTTTATCTCCTGCATTCACAAGATAGGAATCTTCTCCGTGGTTATATAACCTAACGATAATTTCCCCCGAAAATCCCTCGTCAATTAAGCCTGTAGACGTAATCATTCTTTTCACGTTCAGTCCAGACTTACTTACCAGCAGGCCAGCCGTTCCTTTTGGCAGTTCTACATGTACGCCTGTGTGGAATATCGCTGAACTATGTGGCATGATCCTCTGGCTGTTCATCGCCCTTAAATCAAGCCCTGCATCTGTGTCATGTCCTCTCAGTGGTGTATAGGCTCCTTTATCAAGTTTAATCTTCATCTGTTGATCCCTCCTTTTCCGATCTTGTGGTTTATCAAAGCTATAATTATTGTCGTTGCTAAAAATCCTATAGCTGCATACAGTAACGATCCTCTGTTCCAGCCGTTACAACATGCCATGATCAGAATCCATAAAATTAAAAGATTCAATGTTTCTTCCTTCCTTCCTTTTTGTATTTCCTTCATGTTCATTTATCGTCACTTCGACTCTCGGATCATCCGCATATCTTTTTATGGCAGTTATATCGACGACCTGTTTATCATCGTAAAACGCCACTCCTTGCACTCCATCAAGTATGATTTTGCAGATATTGTCAATGTCGCATTTGATAACTGGCAGCATTTCTTCATTTCTTTTTTTCTCTTTTTTTACTTTCGAATCACTTTCAGGGATCTTAAAATATGCAGTTATTTTTACATCTAACGGGACATCTTTATCAAACGGCTCTACGTCTCTATATTTATCCATATAAGACTTTGCGACCATCTTTTCATAGTCCCGCGTTTTCTTTGGTGTATACATGCCACCATGCTTTGATATTCTCGGTCTTTCTTTCCCTACTGGATCACCGGCAATCGTAAAAGTTCTTATTATTGAGTACTCCCTGCCCAACGAATGGGAGCACCTGTGACGCATAAATTTCATACGCCCTTTGTCCTCCTATACTTTTTACAATATCTTTTATGCCATAGCTGATATCTTCATATCCTCTAAGACCTTCCAGATGATTTTTCTGTTCCAGCTCATAACGGTCTGCTTTCGTCAGTGCCAACTGCAAGTCTGATAACTTTGTAACAATTTCTCTAATCTGCTTCTCTGTTAATATTTTCATTATTTACCTCTTTTTAACTTTTGTGGTGCTCAACAAATAATCGTATACAATTTCAATGCTTTTCAGATTTACACAATTCTTGATTTTGTTTAGAAAAAAAATATAAAAAAGAATATTACTTTTCAGAAATCTTTACCATTCCTTTTGCATTGCATACAGCATTTCCCATTTTCCATGTTTTCAAATGCACATTCCATACATCCATCAGCTTTAATAAGGTATTGGTATCGTACATCCTGCTCACCTTCCATATTTCTTTTACTCATATATTCATAATAATATTCACAATTATCATTCCTGTGCTATAATTAGCACGACTCTATCACTCTGACTTATGTACCGGTACGAGCTTTCCACTGCTGTACCGTAATCTTGCCCCACAGTCCGGACAGTAGTTTCTTCCACGCTCATACTTCCCGGTACTGTATCCGCAAAACGGGCAATCATCTGAATTGGCAAAGTGTAACCACTTACCTTCATGACACCTGTATATCGCCTTTGCATGATCAAACCCTCTCGCATATTCGAGCGATAGCAGTTTTTGTATTTCGTCCATTTTACTCACCTCTATACGGCTCCGGCAAAGGTTTCCATGCAGTTACATCATCCGGATGTAAGACCCTCTCAAAATCAACTCCATAAGAATCATGCCATGTATTCTGTCCATCAAAATAACAAATTGCTGGCATTCCTTTTTCGCCACCCCAAAAATGTGGTCTCCACACAAGGTAACATCCATTGCGATTCGGCAACCGCTCACTGCATGGGATCCAGTCACTTTCCTTATAGGCTTTCAGTTCCCTTAGCCATTCTGCAAGCTGCCAGTGTTCGTCGGCACATTCTCTATATCTTTTTCTTTCCATTTCAGACATGATATATGTTTGATTATCTGTTTCAAAATCCGCTTTCATATCTTGTTCCTGTGCCACTTCTTCACAGTGTTTAATTGCTTCATCAAGCGTCATCCTGCTCACCTCTCATATTTGCCCCACAGTTCGGGCAGAAGTTTGTTTTAATCCATGTTGTTTTCGTGTAGTACGACTGAAATTCCTTCAAGTGAGTCTCACCACAAACGGAACACTGTTCAAAATCGCCCATGTTAATCCATTCGCCTTTCTTCCGTTCTGGTTCTGCTGATGGCAAGCCGTTAATTACCTCTTGTACTGCGCTCCCATATTCTTCCTCAATGTTGAATCCGAAATGGCTGTTTATAGCTTCAATCGCTGCCCGTTTGCTAATCAGTTCTTCCATTCCAATTCACCTTCCCTCCGCAATCTGGGCAATAATTTTTTTCTCCTTTTTTGCCAAGATAGCACCCACATTCGCACCAATAAGTCAAGAAATTACCCTTATATTTCTTGTGCGGAATTACTTGTTCTGGCTGTACGGATGGCAATTCCACTACCTTCTTTATCCATACATCTACAACTTCCATCATGTCTTTTATCTGCTTATGATGCTCCACATACTCAGGGACATTTCCCGGAGACGGAATATCAATTTCCCAAAGTCCGTGTTTAATCGCTTTTAAAATGTCAATTGTTTCCTGCTTGCTAATCAGATCCAGCTGTACTGATTCAAATTCTTTATATTCCGTATTTATCCAGTTCAGGAAATCTTCCTGTGGCATCGCCCATAATTCTGTTGCGTATAAGCCAAATACATCTTTGAATTTTTCACTATTAGTCATCGGTTTTCCTTTCTCCAAATCCGCAGAAAAAATCTCCTTCTAAGTATAATGATTCGCCTGACTCGTAGATCTCTCCCCACTTGTCACAATATTTGCAATCTCCATCGTATGTCATGTGACTGTACACGCACTCCTTGCATCTGATGATTTCTGGCTGTACGGATGGTATCTTATTTATCATCTTTTCCGCTATGTCACGATGCTCAACAAACACCCCTGTAAGCGCTTCGTCCACCGTATCAATCGCCGCCTGTCTTTCAATCAGATTCATCGGTTCTCCTTTCTGCATGACTGCAAAAGTCTTCTGGTTTAGGGCAATTAAGCACATTTCTTGCACACTCATATATCTGGCCAAACTTCTTTGCAGATTCTTCACTTCTCCATTTTTGGAGGTGTTTGCAATCCTTGCATAAGATGTTTTCTGTCTGTACAGATGGCAGTTCATCTATAACCAATTGGACGGCCTGATATATTCCGGGGTAAAAATCAGACATGTTGGTCCCAGCTATAAACTCTATCAATTTTTGTTTTGCTACCTGCCGATCTACCGGTTCACTCATCTTTCCTGCTCCTGCTCCACTCTTCCAGTGTGTCGTAAGTAGCTGTAAGTTTAAACAGTATTTTCATCTTTCATTCCTCTTCATAGGTTATTTTCTCTACCATTCCTACAATTTCACGTCCGATTTGCAGATAAATTACTCTATAGTCGCTTTTGTCTGAACTCATAAGGTCATAAGCATAGTCGATTAAAAGCCCTCGGTAATGCAAACTTTCCGAAATGTCTTCCTGCTCTTTGAACAGTATTCTTGCAAAATTTTTTCCACTCAGAAATTTTATCTCAGAACGAACAGGACGTTCTCTTTTCTGGCAAGTAAGAATATAGTCGATTGTTAATCCTAACATCAATGCCGCTATATATAGAACATCAATGCTTCTATATATGAAAACATTTCCTTCTATTAGTCTCCTATTCTGATTTTCCTTCGCGTTTACCATCTTCCGGAACTTTTACCGGCACACAATAAGCGGGCAATCCTCCGGCTTCAAGATTTCCTCTTCGCCCAGTACATACAAATCCATATAGACATCATCCCGGTCTCTCGGCATTGCCATACACCGGAATTCCTCGACTGCGCTGCATAACCGGCAGTCGGCGCAGGACTCTGGCATATCCATATCAAACTGTATCATGTTTCAATTTTTCCTTTTCGTCTGCTATAACCATCACATTCCCTTTCTGGTCAGTCTTTATCCAGACGTTGCCACCTGTATCACGGTATAAATCCCTCTTGTCTTTATGAGCCAACAAATAACTAATCAGTGATGTGATCATGTTTAATTGATACACTTTATGACGTGGGAAATATGTTTTTATAACTTGCAATTCCCGTTCCATATCGACTAAACATTTGGTATATCCGCTGTTGAAATTATCAAGCATCGTCTTTCCTCACTCCCCAAATGTCTGTAATCAATGATCATTATTTAAAATAGTCCCAAATATTAACGCTCTTTTCACTACATCCATTGCTTCTTCTATAACTATAAAATTATCTTCACTCCCGACAAACTGAATAACCGTATGATCAGGATTAAACAAACTCGGCATTGCATATGCCACATTCTTAGTTTCCACTAAAACTTCCGTTTTCTTAATTGGCATACAATCTCGATCTATTATTACCGACAGTTTTATCCACATATCAATTCTCTTTCTCCTTGTCTTTGCTCCATTTAATTTTCCGCCCACACCATGGGCAATATACATATATTTCTTCTAATTCTTTTCCGCAACAACTGCATCGAATTATTTTAGATCCATCAACTCCAAGTTTTGGTGGCAATGGGCTTAGAGGTTTTTCCTTTATCAATGCATCGATTGCCGTATCAAAAGGATCTCCAATTTCTTTTTGCTTCTCTATTTTTATATTTTCTATGACTGATATCGCTTTTTGAATCATTTCTTTTTTACTCATTTTTTCCTCTTTTTTCTATGCATTCTTTACAGATCATCACGTACCGAGTTATTGGCAGTCTTTTTGACACATTTATAAAGTACGGTTTCAGTTCTGCTCGTTTTCCACAAATTTCACATTTTTCTTTTGTACTGGTTTTTCCAGAGTATAATTTCATTGTCATGACTTTTCTGTAGATCAATAATCCTTTGATTTGAGGATCCTTTAAACTCTAACGTTATATCTTTTAATTCTTCGACAAATGGTCCATCTACAAGTACATCCGCAACAGCCAAGACTACATTTGCATCACCTCTTCCATTTAACTGCTCGTATGTATATCCAGTGTAGATCCATATCGTTTTATCCGGGCAGCATTCATTTACATGTTCTATTATCTCCGACACAATATGGATATTTTGAGGTGCGAGCGGTTCTCCTCCTACGATTGTCAGACCTTCTATATGTTCGCTATCGAGCATTTTAACGATGTTTTCCAAGGTATCGTACGTAAACTCATATCCATAATCAAAGTTCCATGTTTCCGGCTGAAAACAGCCTTTACAGTGATGTGGACATCCTGATACGAACAAGGACACTCTTACTCCCGGCCCATTCGCTATATCAAAATTTTTTATTTTACAGTAATTCATGGTTCCTGATCTTTCTTGCCATTTCTTGTAGATCCGTAATCACCGTTTCCAGATATGGCATTATTTCCGATTCATTTGTATCTGCCACGATGCTAATCCATCTGCTTTTTCCTTTACTCCGTGAATCTTTTCGTTTTACAGACAGTCTATACGGTCTCAATCTTGATGTTTCATCACGATCAAACTTTGTCACCCCACAAATCAGGGGCTTTCCATACTTTTCTTCTTTGATCCTTTGATTCACTTCACTTCTCAAAGATCTAAGTTCATCGATCGTCATAGTTTTAATGTCAACCATACTTCACCACCTACAGAAACGGGATATCATCGTCGTTTATCTCGAAAAAGTCATCCGGAAGATCCTCACTTCTCTGTCCATTCTGCTGACGGTTATAATTTGCCTGATTTCCGTTCTGATAGCGACCATTGCCATAGTTTCCATTCTGGTTATTCTGATTTGACTCTACAAAATGGAATCTCTCGACAATCACATCCGTAGTCCATACGGTAGCACCGTCTCTATTCTGATAGCTGCCGGTCTGTATATGCCCTTCAATCAAGATTTTTTTTCCCTTATTAAAGTACTTCCCGATCATTTCTGCTGTATTTCGGAAGACTATACACCGGATAAAATCAGCAGTCGGTTTTCCCTGAATCTGCAGCTGTTCTTTTTTCTCACGATTCAGATTGCGATCAACTGCGATCGTAAACGTACACACAGATGTATTGTCCTGTGCGTATCTCAGTTCCGGATCCTTTGTAAGTCTTCCCATTAAAATTACTTTGTTCAATTGTTTCCTCCTTTTATTCATCTACAAACGTGCTTAATAACGCTAAAAAATCTAACGCTTTTACAAAATCTGTTAATTCTTCATCTTTCACTTTTCACACCTCTTCATCTTGATATTTCGTTTGTTAATCTCGCAAACCTCCTACACCAATTGCGCCCAGTTCTGTTCTTGCATTTCTTACAATATTTTTGATAAAAGATTTCGTGTTTTTCATCACTCAGTCTCAGCTTTTCATAAATATAATCGAACATCATCGGATAGCATCTTGACGCCTCATTGTCTACTAACTCACTTTTACGTATAAGTTCTGAACATTTCTTTCTTTCCAGATTCTTGACCATCCCCATACGACAGTATTCAAATCCACACTCATTGACCTTTTTATGTATACAGCTATTACAAACAATAGGATCATTGTTCAAAAGCTGATACAGTGTTGTCATTTAATCACATCCTTTTATTTGCACCGCCTTAATATGAGCATATGCAGGTCAGCTTATCAGAAAATGACCTTACAGGCTGGTACTGGCTTACCATGTGTCTCTTGATGTCGTAAGTTGAAAACACTTTGCTGACCTTGCCGCCACCGGAAGAGGGTAACTGCCTTCCGTCTATCAGGAGTTTTTTCAGGCGTAACATACGCCCATATTAAGACGGTGCAATATTCGTTTTTTTATCAGCTTGCTTTTTTTTCCAGTTTATCAATTATTTCAAACAGTTCCGACAGTTCAGATAATGAAATATACTTTCTCCGGAACGCCTGTAAATCTCTAATTGCAAGCGTCAACAGGCGGTTCTTCTTTTCGGTAACAGACATAACCTTTTCTGTTGACTCGAAAACACCCGGCTTTCCCACTCCATATTCAAGTGATACAAACCCACGTGTTTTCTTCGTTTCGTCCACCTTTGTTACAACCTTCAGATTTGTGATCATCTTTCCGGCCTGAATTTCACGGTATTTTTCTCCCGCTACAGAATCGTTCCATTCAAACTCTTTATGAAGCGGAGCATCTTCCGGCCTGCTTGCTTCTACAAGCGATTTAGTAGTAAGCCCGATAGTTTTCTCAAGTTCTTCCATAACCTTTCCTGCAACACTTGCTTCTGTCTTATAGATTGGAATGCTCCACATATATGCTCTGCCAATATCCATTTCTTCCTCCATTTTTTCTTCTTTTGTTACATATTTGGCTATCCCCTTAACTCACCACGCCCTGCACAACCTCACCTAAACGCACCCTGCCCTGCCTGCCATACCACGCCCCGACTCGCCGTACCTGAACGCACCTCACCGTACCTTGCCTTGCCTGCCTTGCCCCGCCGTACCATGACACACCTTAACGTACCGGGCCTTGCCTGCCATACCGTGCCGCAACTTGCCTGAACTTACCTCGACCGACCTAACCTCGCCTGCCTTGCCACACCTCAACGCACCGTACCCCGGCATAACCCAACATGCCCTACCACTCCATACCTCGCCTGCCGTATTCTTTATTCAGTTACGACATGAAACATTCCGTATGTTCCGTCTCTTTCTGGACGCCATTCACCAACACCGCAAACATATCCGCCTGCATTTATCATGTTTATAATGGAACCAAGATCGTAAGATCCGTTTACGTTGTATGACAAACTCAAATCTGCATACCAATTTCTGAATTCTCCACGGTATCTTAAATCTGCGACGCCAGCGCCGATTCGCACCATATCTTCACGCATAGTTGGCGTGTCAGAATGAATCTCTACCATTCCGTTTTCATCGCCCCGAATGTAGAACGCCCCTCTGATGCTCGCTTTGTCTTTGCTCCAACCCATTCTGTATGCTGACGAAATCGCCGCCTGCTTAAACGCTGTGGCAGGAAATCCGAATCTCGGATTATTATTCTGCATGAACTCTGCAAAGGCTTTTTCGCTATCTTCTTCTGACATATCGTTCGTGATAGGTGGTTTCTCATCAAGCCAGTAAATGCTCTCTACGAAATCAAACACAGGATTTTTCGGGTCTTTCTGTTTGCCTTTTTTCTTGCCCTGCTGTGCATCAAGCATTTCCTTCTTTGCTTTTGCGCTCCATGCATGCATGATTAAAGGCGTATCGCCGTAGATCCTTACTGTTGTTTCAACGACTTCAATCGGTTTGATTTCTACTGTTGCTGTTTTTTTTGTTGCCATTTTGTTACCTCTCTACTTTTCTACTTCTTTGATTGATATAATTTCCTTACCTTGCCGATCCCGGACTCGCCTTGCCTTGACATACCTTGCCTGCCGCGCCTCACCAGACCTCGCCTCGCCGCGCCTCGACACACCTTGCCTGCCACACCCGGCCTTACCCCGCCATGCCTGCCACAACGTCAATTTTTAATTCTATAGTTTCTGTCGGCTTCAGTTTTTATCAAAATCCTCTTTGATTTTTCAATGATTCTTCCAGCTATTGCTTCATCAACTTCAGAAAGCTGTTTAGGTGTCATTTCTGTGCTAATGATAGTTTTTTTATCAGTCCTGTATCTGTAGTCGATCAATTCAAACATCGCTTTCACATCGGCTTTCGATGCTCCGCCTTTATACAGATCATCTATATAAAGCACCTGAGCCGTTTTATACAGTCTCATTTTAGCTTCACGTTCTTCATAGTCGATGCCATCCATCAGCTTCAGTTTGTCAATTTCTTCTCTGTAAAGCATATACCATACAGGGATTCCCTTCTCGATCATGCTCCCAACAACTGCAGTACAAAGATGAGTTTTTCCGCTTCCAGTGGGGCCTGATACCAACAACCACTTTTCAGGATTGCTTGCATATTTTATGCATGATCCTTTCGCTATCTTCTGCCAGTCTTCCGTCGCTTCATAGCTATCGAACGTCTTATTCTTTATCAGCAAATCCAGCCCGGAATACTCCATGGCTTTTTTCACCTGATTCTCTTTCTTCTGTCTGACTTCTGATTCGTATTCCTGATGCCATTTGCGGCGTTTTCTCTCTTCATACTCAGATATATTGATCGGAGAATAACTCTTCGTAGTATGCCGACTGAGGATTTCCTGTATCGACTGCATTGTTCCCACCTCCCTTGTTGTCATAATTACCTTCCAGCACCTTCAGGAAGTTTGACGGTTTCATCAGCCAGTCAAATCCGCAGCGATTCCACGCCGAATCGCTTCTTCCTGTCAGGAAATCAGACGCTTCAGCCTTTTCAAACACCGTCCGGATTTCATCAATTCCGTACTGGTTATATCTGCTTCTGATCATCTTCCTTCGGCTGTCGGATACGGCACGTACAGTAGGCAGAGATACGCAGATTTCATGGTACATATTGATGATTTCCTGATAAGGTACTCTGTGACTTTCATCAGTCACGATTTTCACAGGTTCTTCATTTTCATCCTTTTGTATGCTTTTGCTTGCATTTGCATCATTTGCAGACTTTTTCTTTCTTTCTTCCCATGCTTCAGCGGCTACTTTTTTTCGCTTCTCGCAGGTTTCCTGATAGCTTGCATTATCTTCATCCATCATGGCTTTTATCATCATGAACGATGGAAGTAAAACAGGATTTGTAAGTTCTACTTCCTGCCCTTTATGATGTCTCTCGATTGCCATTAAAAGTTCATAAGTAGACTCTGCATCTAAAGCATGTATAATTTCAAACCACAAATCGTGAAAAATGAAACTTCTCTTTTTCCCGTTTTTCTTTCTCGCCATGTGTTACACCTTGTGAATTAATCCTTTGTTTAGTCTTCCAGATAGTTTTTCCCAAATACCGCCATCCACAGATTGCGGTCATATCGTTTTTCAAATTCTCTTTGTGCGGCTCTGCGTATGGACCAATCAAGTTTTATATCTTGATGTACACCGGAATTTCCGGTATGATGTTCTTTACAGAGCCACACTTTTAAACCGTATCGTTCGGAATTCTTTCTACCTGGATTCCCCGCGATACAATGGTGACTCTCCAGCTGCGTCTGTCTCCCGCAGACGTAGCATTTTTTTTCACTCTGAATTATGCTGTCCATTTACCTCTTCCCATTGTTCCAGTGCCACCTGTACATCCTGAGTCATTGGAATATCAAGCCCCATCTCCATCATTTCCTGAATAGCTCCGTCTATTAATCGAGCCATCTCTTTTGTGCTATATGAACTGCTTCCGAAATAACACAGCATTTGTACAGCCGGTTTTCCGTTTATATTGACCGAATTCCACTCTTCACATTCTCTCCATTGTTGTTTTATTGCATCCACCATATTCGGTTTGCAGACAATGTATGTGAATTTTCCGTAATGACGGAGCATATAAAGATACACATCCCATTTATCCAATTTTTCGGCTTCTGCAATCTTACCAACACAGTGCCAAAACAAGGCATTTGCAGACAAACTACGCTTTTTTCTGTAGCGCACAACTTTAACTCTCAGATCCGCATCCTGCATTCTTTCAAGTTCTTCAGCAGCAATCATTGATTGTGTTTCAAACGAGAACACCGTCTTGTTGTCAAGATAGCTTCTGCTAATGTCTTTCAATTTTGCTTTAACTTCCATTCCTCACCTCGCCTTGCCTGACCATACCTCAACACACCGCGCCTTGCCTGCCGTACTCACGAAATAATGAATTGTGATTCAACAGTGTATACAATCTGATTGTCTCGCAGGAATTTACTAACTGATTGCATTTGTTCAGCGTTTCCGACAACACAATACGTCACTCTGTAAACATCCTGATTTCCATTTTCAGGTGTTTTTCCCTGTTTCTGTACCTGTTCCTCCTGTTCTGTTTTTTCTTTGCTCTCAGGCTGTCTAACGGCTTCCTGTGCGATTTTATTTTCGTTTGCCTTACTCTCCATTTCTCGGATTTCTTTTCCACGCTTTAAAATCCGGTCAATAATCTCATCTGTCGGCATCTTCCCGATTAAGGAAATGTATACAGACGGCGTTAACTTTGCAACAATCGATTCATTTTGTGATATTACAGCATTTTCGATTGTCCTCTTAATAGACTCTTCGTTGTCCTGCTTCTGTTTCAGAGCCATGCACTGGCTTTCAACGTCAGATCTGACATCAGACTCTTTTGCTGTTAAGTTGTAGTACTTCCTCCGAAGTTCGATTTGCGAGGCGAATTTTTCAATCAGCCCGTATTCTTCTGCCAGTTCTCGAATGATTTTTTCTGCAATGTCTCTCTTTTCTTCTCTGCGTTTATCATCAAATCCCTGTATGTCGTCTTTCAGCGACTTTTCTGTGTCAGCCACCAGTGATATGAGTGACTTAATCTGTGTCTCGAATATTTCAAGCGGCTCCGTGTACGCCCGTTTCACCTTCTTTCTGAAATCATCCAGCTGGCTTCTCATTCCAGCCATTTCCTTTTGTTTTTTCTTAGCAATTGACAGTGTTTTTTCTGTTACAACGATATTTTTATAATCTTCAAGCGTTACAACAAGCCTGCTTTTCAGTGCGTTAAAATCCACAACTATAGGTTCGGCTACAACCTCTGGTAATTCCATCAATTCATTGAACGTCTTTTCTTCCATCACATTCCTCCTACAGATTCAGGTTTCCCTTCTTTACATCCGGCAGCTTCTGCAGTCTTTCGAAAACTGCCATATAGTTATTCATCGTCATTTGTGACTCATTCTGTACTCTACCAGCTTTCCAGACCTGTGCTTTTGTGAATCCTTTTTCTTTTGCAAGGTCATACAAACTATCAAGCTGTATTCTTGTCGGTGCTTCTAACACCGGACTGACAGGTGTTTCTGCAACCGTCCTGCCCTGCCATCCAGATACATTCCGCGCTTGCACAGGCTGCTGATACCCGTCTGTAAACCGTCCCTCCTCTGACTTGTACTGATCCGGATCTTCTCCTGTGATGATTTTGTAAGCCTTTAGCAAGGCATACTTGTCAGAGTATGTGATTGCTTTGCCAGGTGCTTTATCCTGTGAATCCACACCATCACCATAGCTTGTAATGTCGATATATTCTTCCGGATTGTCGATATTTACAAATCTGTAAACCGTCTTAACCCGGATAAACTGCTGCTGTGTCTTTGTTACGTTCCCTTTCCACTCCTTTTCTTTAATCATCAACTGCGAGTCAATAATTTCTCGCTCAAACGGGTAACTGTAAACCCGATATTTCTTTTCAAGCGGTCTAACTGCAGCCAAAACATCAGCTTCACCGACTGCCTTATACTGATTTCGTCCTTCACCAACTAACAGGTTCTTTGCAACTGCTGTCAGATCGGAGGTAATATTCAGCATTTTTTCGTAAATATTCTGTTTAGATTCCAAAGTATCCCCCTTTCCACTTGATCTGTCCGACGTTGTCAAGATTCAAGACCTGTTCTGCATCCCTTTCGTAGTAGAAGAGGTCAACTTTGATATCCACTTGGTCCAGATCCTCCGCTTCATCGAAGTGTTCAAAACATTCGATAGCGTCACGTCGGTATGCTTCTCCGGAGTAGATCTTTTCTCCGCTATCCGCCAACAATACCTCTTCTGAAGTTCCGATGACGTATTCGTCACCGTTGTAATAAATGTCTCCGTATTTTTTTTCGAATAAGTCTAAATACTTGTCGATCTTCACAAACTCTTCATTCAGTTTTCTTACCAATTCTCTTCTCATTTTCTCCTCCAATCTTTACAGTTCCGTCATCTTTTCACAATCGAGATCAGCGTCCCGATAATAATCATTGTCAGCATGTTACCCTCCTACTTCTTTTCTCGCATGTCCCGACAGTGCGACATGAATTTGTTATTCTGACATATTGGTGGCAATATCATAAACTACGGTGACGGTTACGCCATTACCAGCCTGTTTGTAAAGCTGGCTGTCGGAATTGACAAATGCTGCTTTCTCAAAATAATCATCTGTCCATCCCTGTAACCGGAAACACTCTTTCGGTGTCAGTTTGCGGACCACAATGTAACACTGTTCCTTTTCATACCAGACAGCGTAAGCCATGCAATCCTCCGCAAGTTGTACATACATCCCCGGATGGCTTGATTCAATGTCCACACTGATTGCCACACCGTGGATATCCTGTGTTGTCAGTGTAAATGACGGTTCTCCGGAATCCTTAAATCTCCTGCCGTTCTGCCTTTTGTTCATCCTGTCAGGAGTCAGGACTGGGATCACGACTTCCGGATGATGTCCGTTAATCTTCATCGAAATCATTGGTTCTCTGCCGCCCCCATTTCCAGTATTTAACGTGGGAGATATGCCTGCTGGATCATACACACGGTACGCACTCGGATTTTTTCTTTCAGGCCGGTCGTATGATCCGATCTGCATTATGCCCAGACAATCCGTTCTGTCTGTTCCTTTGAGAGGAAATACTTTTCTGCTACCACATCTTCTAAGATGTCCGACAGTGTACACACGCTCCCTGTGTTGCGGTACTCCGTGACGTTGAGAGTCGAGTAACTGCCATTCAATGTCGTACCCCCACCTATCCATTTCAATGAGAATGCTAAGGAAGTCAAATCCTCTGTTGCTTGAAAGCATTCCCTTAACATTTTCATAGAGCAACCATTCAGGTCTCTTTTCTTCTGACGTTTCCCCAAGGAGTCGAAATACTTCTCGAATGAGGGAACTTCTGTCTCCAGAGAGTCCTGCCCGCTTTCCTGCGATAGAAAAATCCTGACAGGGAGCTCCAAAGCACCAGCAATCAGATGCAGGAAGTTCGTCTGCCCTGGTAGTTCTAACGTCTCCGGAGCACCATTCTCCGTTTCGGTATTCATCTTTCAGAATCTCCTTCTGTCTTTGCTTCAGTGGCAGAGTCGAGAGATACGCCCTCTGCTCATCGGTGATCAGGTGCATGGAAATGTAGGAAGCAACTGCGAATTTATCCCATTCGATGAAACCCACGCACTCATGATCTGCCAATTCCATGCCCCTCCGGAATCCCCCGATCCCGGCAAACATATCTATGAATCTGATTCGTCTTTCCCCCTTCCTTCTAAAAAGAAAACCAACAATGATTCCATTGTTCAGAAGTCTGTCAAGACTTCTGAATATCTGACTCTTTTGAAACGTCTGCAATCGCCCTGATGACATTCTCATGAGTCGAAATTGTCTTGTCATTGTCCTTCTGGGGCTTCAGCTTCGATTCCCCTGTCTACTCGACTTCATCGAACATCCAATCAATGAAATCTATCGCACACGCCTGATACGTGCTGTCATTGCTATCGTATAAGGCACAATGGGCACAGCTGTCAATCTCAGCGCAATTTGTAGGTTTGCCATAAAACACGCCGATTAAGGGGCTTTCTTTCTGGATTTCCTTCTCAATGAGTTCCCGATACTTATCAATATTCTTCATAGTCCTTCCTTTCCCCGCACCGTCCGGAAAAGGACACGGCTCTTATCTCCTTGTGTGTCATCGACAGTGGATCATGACTCTCTACTTTCTTGAAGGTGGATTAATTTATTTCTATGCTACTACTACAGAGCCATGCCCTTTTCTGGACGGTGCAGCTCATTATTCACTTTTCTTTTTCGAACCAGTTCCAAAGGATCTGAAGAACAAACGGCGTCATAGTCATTCCTTTCTTCTCGGCTTCTTCACTGATTTTCCTTTTCAGTTCTACCGGCATCTTCAGCATTATCATTCCGTTTTCTAAGTTTACCGGCCTCATCTCTCCCCTCCTTTCAAGGCTTAAGTTAATTTCTAACTGTATTATAATTCAAAGTGTTTCAAATTGCAATAGTTTTTTTTAAAATGAAACATATTATTTCACAACAACATTTTTTAACGTTATGATGTTTTAAAATTTTTAAAAATGCTTTAAAATGGTTTATAGGAGGTATTGACATGAAACAGACACCAATTTCTCAATCTATTCGGCTAAAGCCTGAAACTTATCACAAGCTAAAGCAACTTGCCGACAACGAGGATCGTTCTTTCAACAAGTATGCAGTTCGTATTCTGGAAGAATATATATCCGACTTTGAAAAAAAACACGGACCTATCACTTTTGAGGACTCTGAATAACCGCCATCGTGCGGTTATTTTTCTCGCCAAACTTTTTCACCATGCAACATGAAGCTGGTTTTACATTCTCCAACCAGTGCCTCAACGTGTGGAAAAATTCCTATCAGCTCTACAGCTACGTCAGATTCTATCTCTATCTTATCGTCGTTGATCTCAGCTATAAATCCTCCTGTCTTTTTCTTGATGATGATTCTTTCAAGTTCTCTCTTTCCGACCTTCACTTTTTCACCTCTTTCTCAGCACATTTTTCACATATTCCCGTAAGGGAATATAAATACATAATCTCGTAAGAGATTATGTTAATATCAATATCAATATCAATATCAATATCAATATCAATATCAATATCGGTATCACTTGTATGCTTTTGTATCGTTTGTACCTTTTGTATGCAATTGCATACTTTTGTACCTTTTGTATAATTACCGACAACCGTTGAAATTTCAACATTTTTAAGGTTTTTCGATTGTTAAACTGTTTTTTTATTTAGCAGGAAAATCGGATTTTCTTCTATGTTTTTTTATCTTATTTCCATAAAAGAACCGTCTTTTTCTGTTGTTGACTGTCAGCCGTTCCATCTTTATTTTGCGAAATAAGACTTCATTTTTCCGCTAAATATCAAGTAATCACACGTTTCCATCTTTTTTATTCACTTGTTCTCTTTTGTAACTTTTGTACCTTTTGCATGCAATTGTATGCTTTTGCATCATTTGTACCTTTTGTACCATTTGCTAAATTTCGCAAATGCATTTGTTAAAATTCACAAATGAAGAAAACATGATTTTTTTGATCTCAATCATGCAGGATCCTTCTATCCATGATTGCCCTGCTTACATCCCCGATGTAATACTTCCTGCATTTTCTTTCAGATCCGGTTGTGACAGTGTCCAGATCCTTAACCAGATCACGGACAGTGTCTTTTCCAAATCCAAGTTTTACGATCTCCTGAAACGAAATAAACATCTTTCCTGTGGATCGTTCTATGTGACGTGTAAGTTCTGTTGCTGTCATGATTTACGCCTCACAATGCAATTGATTTTGTCAGCATAATACATGGCGAGGAGTTCTCTCCTGTCACCCTTGACTCTTTCGACAAACAAAAATTTGTCGCTCATTCCCAATTCGAATTCTATAGTTGATGGATCTAAGTATGAGTCCTGTTTCCCATCATCCGTGCAAACAATGAAATGCTCTTCCACGTCTCACCGCCTCCTGAACATCTTCTCGATGTAGTAGAAAATCAAACCTCCTATTGCACCAAAGACAATACCGCAGACTACTGAAGATAGCATGTTATGACCCCCTGCGTTTATTTACTTTCAGCAGCATCATTTCTGATTTTGTTTGCATACCATTTTCGATATTCTTTTCTGAACGATTCATTCAAATCAATCACCAACTTCACTATCTATATACCAGTCATCAATTTTCATTCCGAACAGATCGCACAATTTAAGCACGTTTTTTATTTCTGGCTGATATATACCATTCTTCCAGTTATGAATCGTTTGACGGGGAATCCCCGCCCTCTCTGAAATATCCGTATAGGACATATCTTTTTTTACTTCATCCAATTTCGAAAAATTGAATACTTTCAAATTTTCACCTCATTTCATTTGTACGTTGTCAAGGTGGCATGTATAATAGTGATGGACAGACACCAAATTGTCCTATAACTATGACTGTCCAGTTCATTATAGTCAATGTAACGGGACTGGTCAATGATTTATCGTCCTGCTACTTTGACTATTTGGAGAAAAAAACATGTATACTATTTATGAAAAAATCAGGGATGAAAAGGGCTACAAAGATTCGGACGTATCAAAAGGAACTGGCGTGTCTAAACAAGTGCTTTCTAATTGGAAGTTAAAGAATTGGACTCCGAAAGTTGATAAGTTAGAAAAGATAGCTTCTTTTTTAGGCGTATCTCTCGATTATCTCGTCACTGGTGAAGAACCACAAAGTTATTATCTGGATCCGGAAGTGGCACAAATGGCACAGGAAATTCATGACAATGAAGGGCTGAGGATCTTGTTTGATACGACAAGAAAGGTAACAAAGGAAGATTTACAAATCGTCATTGACGTAGCTAAAAGGATTTTCGGGGATGAATGAAAATACAAGAATTATTTACTACGATTTGCCTTGCAGTGTAAAAGGCTTCGTAAAAAAAACATCAGATGATTACTATGTGATCGTCTTAAACTCCCGCTTAAACTGGGAACAGAATCAATCATCACTTTTACATGAATTGGAGCATATACAGAAAGGAGATTTCGAAATTGATTGTAATGTACAAGAAATAGAATATAAAAGACATTTTGTATAAAAAAATAGCCGCCATAAGTCCTGGAAAAAACTGGCGGCTAATTCTACATGGATTCCTTATCTATTGTATCACGACTTCGAGTAAAAATCATGAAAAAATACAAATTTACGAAAACTTTTACATTTGATGGAAAACGATACTACATACACGGTGACACTCTGCAGCAGGTCTATGAAAAGTGGGCGAAACGCCTTTCGGATCTTGAATCAGGAAAAAAAGAGATCACAAAGAACATGCGGTTTGACGACTGGGTAAAAGAATGGCTCAAAACATATAAGGAGCCTACAGTTTCCCGCGAGACACTTGATTCGTACAAATCTAATATAAAGGTTCATATTCTTCCGTTACTTGGCTCTATGCCTCTAAAAAGTATCAAATCCATACATTGTCAGAGAGTCATAAATGAGATGTCTGGTATGTCTCAAAAGATGCTACAAAGAGTATCACAGTTATTGTATACAATATTCGATGACGCTATAGACAACGAGCTGCTGGTTGATAATCCTGCTCGTAAACTAAAGATCCCCAAAGGATCCAAAACCTCACGACGGGCAATCACGTCAACAGAACGAAAATACATCCTTATTACAGCCGATAAACACAGAGCTGGGTTATGGATTCTTCTTCAACTTTTCTGCGGTTTACGCCCCGCTGAGGCTGCAGGATTGCGATGGATTGACGTTGATATGATTAATCGTACACTTACAGTCAATCAGGCAGCTAAACGAGGCGGAACTATCGGATCCCCTAAAACAGAGGCAGGATATCGAAAGATCCCGATCCCAGACTATTTGTATAACAGGCTTGAACCTAAAGATCCCTACACATATGTATGCGTAAATTCTTACGGTCAACGTCTGACATCTTCACCAATGCAGCGCCTCTGGAAGTCGTTTAAAAATCAAATGAACATTGAAATGGGATGTAAGGTATCTAAAAAGGGGATAGCACTACCGCCATATCGGGTAGCCGATGATCTGGTCCCATACTGTCTTAGACATACCTACTGCACAGATCTTAGAGACGCAGGTGTCGATATAACTGTAGCACGTGTCCTTATGGGCCACTCGTCAATCTCAATCACTGCTCAGATTTACACTCACCAAACCGATGAGGCGTTCAACGACGCTGCGGAAAAAATCAACTCAAAGGGTGCCACACAGGGTGCAACACCTTAACAGCCAAAATCCGCCATGTTTCGCATCATAGTTACAAATAAAAAATACCGTCAACCTATGATTTTTCAAGGGCTTGACGGTATTTTACTGATATGGTCGAGGTGACTGGATTCGAACCAGCGGCTTTCGTACTGTCCGTTGATATTTCAACGCTAATCTATCAGGGTGCAACGTAAGGTGTAAAATTTAGCTTTCAAAATTCACTGTAATTATATATATACGACTTCCTGAGATCAATAAAAAAGAGGTGTATATCACCTCTTTGATTAAAAAAATCAGTGGAAGATCCACTGATTAATCATTAGCCTTTCGCTTCTTATCGTACTCGACGAACTGGAAGTTAATCGTTTTAAAGTTTTCACTATCCTTCAGATACTCGGCTACGCCTTTTCTTTTCTGCTGCGTCGTCTTAGCTTTGTACTGATATATCCAGTCCTGCACTTCTTTTTCGTCAGCTTTAGCAACTTTTGCCACATCTTCATATTTGAGAATATGAAACAGCGATCTACCCGTCAAATCAAGAGATTCTTCAATGTCCTTTCGTACACCGATACTTACTTCGGTATACATTTTTCCGTCACGTTTGAAGAATAACACCCAGCGCTGATGCATACCTCTTTCTTCACGCTTGGCATTTGACAGATAGTTATGACCCTTTGTCCTTCCATCAATATATGGCTCGTCCTCTTCTATGAGCCACGTTCCTCCGACTTTCTTTGCTGGAAGATTCCCCCTATAGATTTTCTGTAAAACATTCTGATGGATCTTTCCGATCCGCCTTGCATATTCCGCAACTGTAATTAATGCCATACGTCACCTCCTATACATTTATTATAATTCAGATCTATAATATTGTCAAAAAGCCCTGTGCGGGAGCACACAGGGCAGATCATTATTTCATGCATTTATAACTGCGGGTTTCAATTCTTCTATCTTTCGGATAACTGTTTCCGCTGCAGTTCTGCCATTTCGATTCAGCATTCGTTGCCATGCCTTGTTTTTTGGCGACCACCTAAAACCATTGGCTTTCAGGATTGATCTTGTCTGCTCATCCGGTTTATCGTCAAACAGGAACTGGATTCTGACCGCCTCGGTGTCCTCTCTAAGCGTAAAGCCTTGAAATTGCTTATCTTCAGCCTGACCGGAATCCTGCTCTGCTTTCAGTTCTTCTATGCGTTTCTTAATCCTGCGGATGTTCGCAGAATTGTTTGACAGTCTAAAGGACTGATAGCCGATTCTTCCGGCGAAATCCGGTGTCCGGAGTTCTGCTATCTGTCTGTCGGTAAAACCGAGTTCTGTCAGCTTTGCATTGCCTTTCTCGGTGTCCTTCAATCTAATTGCCTTGTTTGCAGACTTCATAAGTTCCTGATCCGCTTCCAGCTTTGCCAGCTTCCTTTCCAGCTTTCCGACTGCATCAGCTTCGTCAGATCGGATTCCACCAGTTCCAACTGATCGGATCTTCCGAACAATTCCCTGAATGCGGTCATACTCCGTATAATTCTTTTCTCTGGCAGCATTCTGTTTTTCCTTCTTTCTTGTCGGAAAATTCCCGCCGCCCGTGATCAACATTGACGGCACACGGGCATCAATCTCATTCCGTTTGTTCAGATTTTCTGCCAATTTCCGAGCGTACAAGTCTACCAGATAATCAATTTTTCCATGATATTCTGGATCAACCTTCTTCTTCTGTTTTTCTGCAATTTCACAGACTTCATCTACAGCCGATTTATAACCAGCTGTGGCAGATCCTTCTTTGTATTCGTGATAGCTATTTGCTTCTTTCGCTCTTCTGGCAGCGTTTTCATTGATTTCATAATACATTATTCTACCTCCTGTTCTGATAAAGATCCGTTCGCAATATCAATATATCTGTCGCAAACGCAGATCAAATTGTTATAATCTCCGGACATGGCTTCTTTTCTCATCTTATCGACTAAATCACGATGTCCAGTTCTCTTTAATGCCCGTGACGTATATCCCATAATCGCAAATGCGTTCCCATCTACTCCAATCAATGAATACATTATTTTCCCTCCTACTGTACAAAATCCAGTTCATACGCTCTCAGCTCATCTTCTGAGAGTTTTCTATCATAGACAAGTAAATCATAGTACTTGCCTGTAAAGTCGTCTCTACGCTCATGGAAGCCGTCCATAGGCTGACATCCGATGGAAAATCCCCGGAGACGCATTCCGTATATATATTTCAATTTTTTACCTCCTGTGGTATAATATTGGTGAGCCGTTAAGCGACAGCTCACCGCAGTGATCAATCCTCAATTTTCACTACTTGAGACCGCTTGAAGAACGAAGCCTTTTTCATAAACATCCGATCAGTGCTTTCTTCATCGGTCTCTTTTTTCTTTTTTCCTGATACGTGCTTCCATATCATAAATTGTGCTATGGCTTTTTCTCCTTTCTGAACCTGATAATTTAGTTCTTTCCAGCGGGCATAGGTATGAATCTCTTCTACCTCTTTGATTATGATCACACTTTCATCCGGAAGTGTGACTTCAATTTCTCTTCCTGTATAGTTCAGGATACCGGCTTTTGCAAGTTCGTCCTGTTGCTGCATAATGATCATCTGGTTTGTCATACCTCGTACCTCCTTCTTCCTATGGTAATATGCTCACATGCAATGTATCTGTACAATGCTTCGGAGCCATTTTCTTGATATGTTCCCGGCAGGCTTTCTTTGCTTCTGTAAGAGTCCCATAAACCTGAAATTCATCTCCCTGGATTTCAAACCACCAGAATCCTCTTCCTCTTGGTTTTCTACCGTGGGCCATTTCGAACTCTCTTGTTGTGAAATTAATCTTCATTTGTTTTCTCCTTTCAGTTTTTTATTTCCTTTCTTTAACTGTCTTTATTATAATATATATTTGAATCTTTGTCAATGTAACACAATAAATTTATATCATTTTTTTATTTCTTTTCTTTCGCTCCCGCAATTTGCTGTATAATATAAAAAATGTATCTTTCGGTAATAAAAGGAAATTGGTATGAAAACTGTAATTGACGTATCTTCTCACAACGGAAAAGTTGACTGGTCCAAAATCAATGTGGACGGCGTTATGATCCGTCTCGGCTATCGTGGTTATGGTCAGGGTACACTTACCACCGACACCGAGTTTTACAACAACGCAAAAGGCTGCACATACTACAAAATTCCTTTCGGGATATACTTTTTCTCAACTGCAATTTCCGAAAACGAGGGAAAAGAAGAAGCTGAGTATGTCCTTTCTAAGATCCAGCCATACAAATTGACTCTTCCGATCTTTATTGACTCCGAGTATTCAAATCAGAGCAGATCAGGGAGGAGTGATGACCTCAGCAAGTCAGCCAGAACATCGACGGTTAGAGCATTTTGCGAACGCATAAAACTGGCAGGTTTTCCAGCAGGTGTCTACGCTTCAGAAAGTTGGTTTAAATCTCAGCTTGATACATCCTCTTTGCCTTACTTGATATGGTGTGCGAAATACGGAGCATCCAAACCGTCATATCCGGATACGATCACAGCATGGCAGTATACGTCTTCTGGTACGCTGGCGGGAATTAAAACTAAAGTGGATATTTCTCACTGGTATGATGATTTCGGGGTAAAGTCAGATGTTAAAAATGCCACCATCCCTATTGATTACATGCAGACGGATTCCAGATGGAAAAACATCAAATACGGAATCAGAGATGAGGTATCAACTATCGGCACTGCCGGATGCGGACCCACATGCGCAGCTATGGTTATTTCGGCGCTTGCTGATCCCTCCGTAACTCCTGCCACAACTGCCAAATGGTCCCTCGATCATGGATATAAGGCATATCATCAAGGAACATATTATTCTTATTTCGTGCCACAATTCAAAGCATACGGTATCACTTGCAAACAGCTGAACGGAGCATCAATATATCACGGTGCTGGAAGCGCCAATTCGGCTAATGCCACCGCTTTTAATGCTGTAAAGCTGGGCAATTGGATAATTGCTTGCATGGGAAAAGGCGACTGGACATCATCAGGTCACTTTGTACTTTGGTACGGTATCAAAGGCGGAAAAGCCATGATCTTTGATCCTTATAGCACAAAATCATCACGCAGGCTTGCTGACATTTCAACCTTCCAGAGTCAAGTAAAATATTACTGGATGATAGACGTTCCAAAACAGGAGGACGACATGACAAAAGATGAAGTTTTAAAGATCATCAAGGAGTGGTATTATGAAGAGGGACTGAAGCCACCTGCAAGTGACTCTAAGCAGGCTCTGGACTGGGCCTATCAGAACGGGATCCTCAAAGACGGAGCATATGAAAGACCTGCCACTCGTACAGATGTCGCAAGAGTAGCAAAACGGCTTTACGATCTCCTTAAAAAGTAGCTCATAACTGTACTCCGCAGATGCAGTCATGATATAAATTTTTACTCATAAACAATTTCGTATCTACGCAGCAAAAGACCGCCGGATAAAACCGACGGCCTTTTTTATTACTCTTCATATCTTTTTTTTAGCGCTTTATAAACGCCATTTCTGGTTTTCTGCCTCAGACTAAATTGCGCCGTTCCTTCTATTTGCCGGAGATAATCTTCTCCGATCCACAGACCGTATCCTTCCGGATTCGTGTGGTACGGCTGACCATCAACCACGAAATCTATCCTGTTTTCGTCTTCTCTGAAGGACGTGATTTTTATCATGTTTTATCTCCTTATTACTTTCTGCACAAAATCCAAATTATACATACTAATGCAAAATTTTCTGTTTCCTACAATTTTATACAGGTTTAAAATTCCCTGTTCGATTAAAAATTCATCCCATTCTTCGTGAGAATATTCATCTACCGTTCCGTCTTTCAACCAAATTTTAATTGTACCATACATATTTTCATCCCTCCTATCATAAGGTGACACTTAAAGCGTCACCCAGCAGTTAAACTGCCCACACGGCAGCCGGTGTCCCGGCCACTCGGAAAAGTCCTGATTCGCAGGACAATGCTCACAGTTGTGAGCGTTTGAGGAATCCGCCATAAAACGGCGGTATTCCAGAACAGCCTCAGTCGGCTGCTCAAGCGGCATTTCTGCCGTGTCGTCCTCTATGAGGACGCCGTTATATTTTCTGATCTCTGTCATTTTTGTACCTCCCATATACTTATAAATCAGCACTCTCCGAAAGTATGGATCTTATCATCAGATCCAATGTATCTTTCTTTCATTGCTGTGGCTGTGTCAATCCCTGTAAAAACTATTTGAAACGGATTGAGCCCAGCCTTCTTTTTTCCTTCTGTAAAATCTGCATATTTGCGTTTTGTTCCATAGTTATCATTGGTTACAATGATATCCCCTCTTTCATCCCCAAAATTAATAACTACAGCTTTCACATATTTATTGACGTTTGTATGGTCTTCCTTTAATCCTATGGCTTTATATATCCGTGTCGTTTTGTCTGCTTTCATTTTTGTACCTCCTACTTATCTATACAGACGATTTCGTCCGTACTTAACATTTTGATTCATTTTTCAGGCTTGACGCACATCAAGCCATCAAGTTTATTGATTATTTCTATTTCGTACCCAAGTTCCCGAAAATACGCGGCTACATCTTTGTTATATGTGTGGACTACTTGTCCTTTCTTTAAGTACTTTCGCAAGTATGCGATTTCTTTACACTTTGCCTGTTCCAGTTCAACTTCTATTTTCTTTTCTGTACCTTTCATTTTCTATCTCCTGTCTGCCGGAGTCCAACCGCTCCGGCTCGGTTTTTTATTCATATCTTTATCTGTATTAATAATAACACAGATTTGAATTATTGTCAATATAAAAATTACTGCCAGAAATATGGACAATAATCCACACCGTCTGGGAACGGCTCGCTGATTTCTATGATCAGCTTTTTTGTTGTTTTCTTTACGTAGAATTTATAAATTCTGTCAATAATTCTGTCTATCATTTTTCTCTCCTGCTCCCCGTATAGCCGTTAGGTCAGCTTTCTGGATATCTTTTTTCTTTACCACTTGCAACAACTCATAATTTCATGCCGTTCATTATATTCATCATCCGGATATCTTTCCGGATCAACAACTGCTGCAATCATGGATTTGACTTCTTCCATGTCATCGCAATTCCAGATACATCCCTGTGGAACATCATTTTCTTTACCATAATATGATAAGATAATTCCTGTTTTTCCTTCTTTCGTGCTAAAAATATGACCTTCTATTGTAAACTTCTTTTTCATCTTTTCTACCTCCGTGATTTTCATTATCATCTTTAACTGTCTTTATTATAATATAGTTTTGAATTATTGTCAATATGATGTGGTAAATTTGATTAAAAAATTAGAGCCGCACCAATGAGGCACAGCTCTTGCAAAAGTGTCTATCTACTTTTTCCGTTGCTATGATTATACATCGAAGTCAAACTATTTTCCAATCTTCCGAATTATGTTGTCATATAGTCGGGGATTCAGGACTTGCAACGCTTCCATTGCCTCATCCATTATTGGCCAGATTTCAGTGCTTCGACGCCCGTTAATGAGCTTTCCAAACTCTGAATCTGACTCATACTGTATGTATCTTTCGTCGGCAGCAAAAGAATATCCCTGATCTTCGGGAGCATTTCCGTACATGTGCTCCTTGATCGTATAAAAGGCGGCCAGTTTTATGCAGGTCTGTACCGATGGATTTTTCACTCCAAGGCACTCGCTGATAGCCTCCTGCAGATCTTTTTCGGTTATCATCCAGCCGCCTCCCGATTACATGCGTTCCATTTTGTCTATAAATGACTGGAATTCCTGACGTGTTCTGTCGTCCGGAGCATCATTCATCAGATCGCGCAGCTCTTCGATCATTTCCTTATTATCCATCGAGTAGCCGCCACGTCTGCTGTATCTACCCATGCTATCACGTCTCCGAGCGCCGGAATATCTTCCAGTTCTTCTGCCGTTTCTTGCATAACTCATGCCATCAGTATATGGCATGCCGTTTTCATAGCTGTATTCGGATTCTTCGTACTTGTCGATGATTTTTCCAAGGTTCTTAACAACCCTCGAAAGTTTATCAATCGCATCCAGCGAACCGGACGTTAATTCTTTTTTTCCGTACTCTTTCAGCTCATCGCAGAGCCGTTCTTTTAATTCGTAAATTTCGTGCATATCGGCCCTCCTATGCTGTTCGTGTGATTCTGAGATTTGCATTGATAAGCGATATCACCGGAGCAGGTGTAATTGTAGGATCATCTGATCCCGGAACTGCTCTCAACGATACCGTGAAGCAACATCCTTTCGGTACTGTAACTGTCGCTGTTGATGTTACATTGCCGTACTGTTCAACCGCTGCTGGCGTAAAGATTGCTCGGCTTGTCGGTCTGGCTTCACCCTGCACTGCTAATGCAACCGCTATCGGCGTTACGGTAGCACCTTCAGGCAGGCTGATATTACCATTAAATGTCACTTCATATCTTGCAAAACATGCGGATGGATTTCTAACGATGCCACGGAGAGTAAAAATTCCTGATTCATTTTCATGGAGAACGTATCCACGATTACAAGGAATAGAATTTTCAAAGATTGCAGCCTGATTAAGCAGAACAGACTGTTCCTGATTAAATAAATACTCAGCCATCGTGCCACCTCGTTAGAATCCACCACAACCGCAACCAGCAGAAGGATTACTGCCGCACGTAAAGATCGGCTGTTCGCCATATACCGGAACAGTACCTACAGGACAAGCGTTGAGGCGGTTATAAATGCCGTCTACGATTGCGCTATTTTGTGCCACCTGAGATGCCTGTCCACGAGCATAAAGGACTTCCTGCCTAAGCTGTGCAATTTCGTCATTTTTAGCGTCAATCTTGTCCTGACAGATCTGATCTTTGATAGACTGGATGCCACCGTTGATAGTGTTCATCAAAGCATTTGTGTTCGCTACACCCTGAGCGGTGACGTTCTGGAGTGCTTCAGATACTACCTGTCTATCAGCACACGCTTCTCTGGCAATATCCGCTCCAAGATTCGCGATACCTAAGCGATTGTCACAGCAGCACTGAGCGAGCTGAGACTGGATTCCATTCATGCCCTGCATCTGAGCAGTCTGAGCGGCATAGCTTCTTTCCAGATCAGCAATCTGATTGCCATACATCTGATGAGTAATTGCACTCTGAGCGCCATTAATCGCTGCTACAGCGTTATTTCCGGTCTGACAGATATTCTGGTTGATTCCAGCAATTCCGAGCGCTGTATCGCCAAATCCGGACGTTACGGCACTATGTACTCCGGTGATCGCCCCCTGAAGTGCAGCCTGATTGAATCCACTCTGTACGTCAGAATCTACACCCTGAGACATGAGCCACGGCCACATCATCATACCATCCATAGCACCAACAGCACCCATAGCGCCAATGCCGCCACCGAAGCCACCAAAGCCGCCCCAGTTACCGGACATAGCAAGGATGATAAAAAGGATCAGCCAACTTTCATTGTCGCCAAATCCGCCATTGCCATAGCCACCGTACATCGGTACAGGATAACCGCCATAACCGCCGTTCCCCATTGGCTGTACCGGCATTACCATCGAGCCATTTTCGCCATCTGTAATAGCCATAAAAAAATCCTCCCTGTATCTGTTAAGGGTCAACGACTACTATCTCCATGTAGCCGTAAGATAGCCGTCACGGGATTGTGACGGCTAAAATATATAAACATCCAATAGGACGCTTATACTCATCTTCTGCTCATTAACTGCTGGAACATCGGATTGCTTTGCGCCTGCTGTGCTGCCATTCTTGCGGCGTTATACTGCTGCTGATTAAGCATTCCGTTGTTCATCATGTGCTGAATTATCGCTTGTGGATTACCTGCCATATTCTGAGGGACATTAATTCGTCTCTGCAAAAGTGCCTGCATTGGATTCTGCATAAATCCGCCAAATTGACTGACCATATTCTGCAAATTTCCGAACGGATCAAACATCGTTTTCATCCCCTTTTTCTTCAATCTTTGCTAATGGCTGATCAAAGTCTGATTTTAACTTTTCGATTTCCGACTGCAATTTGTTATATGCCGCCACAAGGACTTCCAGATCACTTTTAAGCGCATAATCCACTGCTTTAGTATTCTCAGTTGACTGTTGCGTTTGCCCCTGCTGTACGGCGTTCTGACGAGCTTCTGGCTCATCCTCTTTTATCAATCTGTATGTTTCAAACTGTGGCCGGTCCAATTGAGAAAAACCCATGGTCTTTGTATAGACATACGGAGCTGTCTCATCTTTAAATGTGATACTGGATCCCGGAGCGATGGGCCACATTAAAGCCTCTTGTTTACTCCGGACAGATACAAATCCTCCGTTCTGGATCTGTTGTGTTTGCTGAGTCGGCTGTACCTGTTGATACTGCAATGCAGGCTGTTGATAGTTTGGGTATCCATAATTATAAAATCCTGCCATTGTTTTTCTCCTTATACCAATAGTAAATCGGGACTTCGTATGCGGAATTCCAGCTATCAAACCAGTCACCGTCTACTACCGTAACCACATGTGTCCCTGTCCCCAATACATACAAGCCTCTTGGATGATCTTCACAAAATTCTTCTACGCTATAGCATTCTGGGCAATAATTCGGGATGTTTTTTCGTAAAAAACCATTTTTTCGCAATATAGCATCCATCACAGAATTGTCATTCATGATGGTTCCCATCTGTCGGCTTGTTTCCGACAATTCCCTGTGTGCATCATCCCACGATAAATTCAAGGCTTTTGACAACGCTCTGACAGTACAATCTTGCACTGCCCTTCCCACAGGATTATTTAAAAAATATCTCCACATCTGTGTATATCTCCTGTGGAAAATTATTACACTAAAATAGCCCCCTGAGAATGAACTCAGAAGGCTGATAAAGTGCAAATTTCAGATAATGAAAAACGGAGCAGGTACGCGCATCCCGCTCCGCTTTTCGGTCATCTATATCATTTAGAAAGGAGGTTTGAACAATGGCTGAAGATCTTATCCCCACCTTTGTACACTATATTTTTCACCTGTCTGACAGACAGATCAAATTCTTCGGCTAATGGCTCATAGCAAATATGATCAATCAGCCTTCTTTTCAAAATTTTCCTGTTTCTTTCGTTTAAGATCCATTCGTCGATCAGAGCTTCAATTTCTGATCTTGATAAATCCGGAATATTCCTCATCGTCTTCTTTTCCTGACCAGCTTTCTTCGTGCTGTAGATCTATCCTTCTTCCGGATTACTCGAATTTTTACCCTCTGGCTCATCGTAGCTCACCCCGTTGCCATCACCAACAAGATTTACGCCTTCGCCATCCTGTGTATATTCATACGTCTCAATATCACAACTATTTATAAAATGCAGCCATGCCATATTACTTCCAAACATCAAAGCTATAGATATGATCAGCGCAATCACCAATCTTCTGATCGTCCTTTCATATCTCGCCATCGTTCCTTCATAGACAATGTACGGAACACTTTCTTTTATAGTTTCAGTGATTTCCGGCTCAGCCTTTGAGACATCCATAATCAGTCTTCCTTTTCTTTTGGTTCGGTGTAGGTTCTCGCTAATCGACTATCTTGCAGTCCTTCGGTTGTCGGATCATTCACGATTCCCATAACCGCAAGCAATCCAAAGACTGCATTTACAACCGCTATCAGGTTTTCCTGTATGGTTGTAAAATCGCAATCATACCCAAGCAGTGATGCATTCGCCTGTATGACGAGAATCACAGCCGGGATAAAAGATATCCAAAACAGGCGATTTTTAATTCTGACTTTCCAGTTGATCATTTTTCCACCTTCCCGATCAAGTAGTCATTAAGGTGTTTCTTTGCTTTTCTCATGGAATCGACATCATTTCCGTCAAGAGCGTGCGACAGGAGTGCCAACAAAGATTCAAGTGTATACTTCATACCTGTTTCGAGATCGTCAATTCTTTCTTTGTCACGTGAGAGCTTTCCTTCCGCAGTACTCATCCGCTCTGCGAGATCACTAATATTCTGATCCTGCTTCACTTCTGGTCTGCGGAGAAAAGTGACAAACTTCACAATTGCCCCTACCGCTCCGGACACTGTAATTACAGCCGCACATATAGCGATGAGCGCACTCCAACTTATGGTTATCATCTTTTTCACTAACTTTCCATGTTTTGTCATAAATTGCAAGTCCTTACAAGATTGATACTTGTCAGACGTGCGCTCTTCTTTTTGTAATTATATCACAGATTTGTAAAATTATACATATTCAAGTAAGATTTTTCTTTCTATATTGCTTGACGGGGCACTGATTTAAAGTGTCCTTTTTTAAACAAACGAAAGTGTGCCTGTATAAGCCCCCAGAATGCCTTTGAAATACACATATCCATCTGCTCCGTTTGGATCGTAAACTTTACGGTATGCACTATAGTCTCCATCATCTAAATACGGAACGATTTCCGTAATGCCACTTGGAACGTCGTCTTGCCACCAAAGGGCATACCAAAATTCATTGCCTGGAATGTTAAATATAAAATTATTATTTGTAACAGAATAAGACATATAAGGGATATAATGGTATTCGAAATATTCCTTAGTGTCATCAACATTTGTCCAAACAGCATAAAAACAACTGTCTTCCAATGTTTCTTTGTCGATAACTGAATAATACCCGTCGTCTGTTAAAATAGCGGTGCTCATTCTTGTTCCGGTTAGAGTAAATGACCGTGTTTCTGGGTCATACGAACATTTCTGATAGTAGCAAATATTAGCGGACGTATTTTTGATATTAATTTTAATTTCGCTCTCGGAGGTAAATACACATCTGTCCCCTCGATACGGTCTGGCAGATCCATTGATAATTTCCACATCGTCTAAATCATATATGTCGTTAAATCCATCCACTGCATCTTCGTGACTAACCGAAAATTTATAATCATTCATGTAATCATAATTTCGTGATTCATTTGAATCAGATGTGATGAAATCGTAAAGTACATTTCGCCGCAATAATGGGGATGCTTGTTCGACTAATGAGTATAACTCGAATCCAGAACCGTAACCGCCCCCCTCAGAAATCACACAATGCTCCCTATTCAATGTCATTATTTCCCCGTGAATAGGCTTGTTAACTATAATTTCATGACATTTAGGATCTAATGGATAGTTGTTATTTGTAAGCGGATAAGGCCACCCAGAGACTAAGGTAGCAAAAGAAGAACAAACAAGACCATATGGAGGGCCGCCATGTCGGTCTTTAGCCTTGTAGAATGTGCTCCTTACATCGTTTGCTGCATTTACAAAAGTATGTGCGCTAATATGCCATCCGATAAAATTTGGTCTTGTCCACCTTGAACAATACGGAACTCCGCTCATTGTAACATTATATTTAAAAGCAATATCAGAGCCTGATGCATTCAGAGTAGTTGTCAAACTTTTCCATTTTAAATTTAACAGCTTATCAGTTCTTTTAATAATATTTTTTGCTCTTCCGTATAGGTCACTTCTTGTATACGAGCATAAACAAGAAACACTATCATTTAAATTACCTTGGATTACTACATTCTCACTGGACACCGTCGCTTTGTTATAAGGGATTGAAACATTTGTTATGAGTCTTGCCGTGAAATAATCAAAATTAGACGGAAGTAATACAGATTGTACATTAACATCATTTACAATTATTTCCGGAATTCCATTTTTTACACCCCATACTTCTCTGAATAGCACGTCTTTCCCGCATAAAAACCGGGCAGATCCTGGAACCATTAAGCCAGTATATCCAACATCAATTGCGCTGCGAAGTACATAATTATGTTCCGGTTTAACAGATGTACTCTCATAAGCGGAGTCATATGGACATAAAGTATATCCTGCAAAATCTACCCCAAAATGATTTCCACTCCATCCGTATAAATGAATATTTCCTTCTGTGGCCACTCGAATACGCATGTAGACTCCGTCTGGTATTTCTATGACTCGATTTCGGCCATTAACCAATCCTATGACATTTTTAATATTGCTACTCGATGTAAAGTCAAGTATGTCCCATCTCGGAATATATTCACCATTTACACTATCAAAGAAGTAAATTATAATTTGTGCATTTTCGTCATTTGGATCAAAGGTAAAAATAAGAAACGGCGGTGCTTTAATGTAGTCAGTCCCTGTCGCATCAATGTCCTGCGGTGTAATAGTTCCGTCAACGTCTTTAAATTGTGTGAAAGGTGTTTCGCCACGAATTGGGATTTCGTATAGCTCACCATTAGAAAGTACTTGAGTATCAATTCTCTCCTTATAGTCAAAAATCATCTCATCAGTGGAAATTGATCTTTGTACGCTTTTCCAAGGTGACCAATTACCACTTGAATTTTTAGTTCTATACCATACAACACCGGAAAGAGATGCAAAAATCTGAAATATCACTACACCATTTGGTGGGCCAAACTGCCCGATAATTCCTGTAGTCTCCGTAGGTAGATTGTGCGGATACGCACTTGCTGATACACGATAAAATCCATTCTCTAATTGATTGACATCATCTTCTATTGTTAAAATTTTACGATAGCCAACGTTTTTCTTTAATTCTTTTTCTTCTGTAATTATCGCTGAAAAATATTCATTTAATAATTCATCAGTCATAGTAACTGATTGATTTTGTGGATAGCCATATGCTATTCGCATGGATGTGCAATCTTCTTTGACGAAATATGCTTGTTTTGCAAGTATTTGCTCTCTTCTCAACCAATCGCCATTTTCATCAAATTCATGCACCCAAAACGTTGTTGATTTATTATTATAGCCTTTATCACTTGTGGCATTGTAAACAACTGTAGTACCAACAACTGGTATCGTTGACGTAATCGCAAACCCCGGCGTGTTTGCCATTGTTCCAGAAGCATTAATCGATTTCCCAATCGACCAAGAAAAATTAGATGCGTCTTTTATCTCTGTTATGGTGCTTAAAGCGCTCTTTAAATCAGCAACTTCATCTCTGAAATCACTGCTGATCATAGCCGCTGTCCAATGTCCGGCTGTCCATGCTTCGGCTGTAGTAATTGCCGTTGTACACCTATATATTGTTCCTGCATTATTAACATAATCGCCTACGACATAAGTTGACGACGCACTATATGCAGGAGCTACTTGAGGGACTTTATACTTATTTGTTATCCCCGGGAAGGTAATTGACTGTAAATTTTTATCTGCCATATCTTAATCCTTATGAAATAAATCCATTTATCTATACCTAATTAAATGTAAATCGCTTACTGGATTATAAGCAGAAGCCCAGCGCCACCCCACGACTGGTCGTGGTGGTGCTGGAGCTGGCGCCGCTGGTGCTCACACTACCGAAGGTCGTAGCGCTGTACGCAGACCGAAGCCACCAGCTGGAACCGGACGAGGTACCTGTCTTCATCTTGATGCGTGACTCATTGTCAGAGAATACACTGTACGTCGGCCCTGATGTCTCGGCATTCGAAGTAATCGCCACTTCTTTTCTGGACGGAATCCAGACATCATCTGTAGTCGTCTGCAGTGTACCGTCGGCCAACCTACTGTATTTTTTAACTTCCTTGATTGCGGATCTGACGTTGGACGGGATTAACGGTTTAATTGTATCCTTCAGATACGCTCGCATTTCCGTATGTTCCCATCCTCCAAGTGTTCCGGTTCCAATTGTTTCAGATTCCTTTGCAGGATTCATTCTATGGTTCGTTTTTAGCAACTGCTGAGAGATAAACGTGATCGGTGCTGTTCCGCTTCCGCTTGCCAGCTCATCCGTATCCATTGCCACAATCTGCATTGCGACAGTGCCTTCTGTTCCTAAGTCAAGCGGAATCAAATCACCGATGTTGTATTTTGTTTTATATGTACCATTGTTTACAGACGCAATTACAGCATCCCATTCGTTTGTAGGTTCAACCTGGCTTTCTTCAAACTGTGCATAGCAGGTAGTGTCTGCCTGAATATTGGTATATCCCGGTTGCCATCCAACGAACTCATAATCAGGATGTTCTAAATCAATAGGCGTTTGCGCTGGCGGAGTCGCATCCCCTCCCTGCGGAACCTGCTCTGTTTTCATTAATGTTGAACCGTTATAGAAATAAACGTTGTAAACAACTTGTTCTTGCTCAAACACCGCTGTATAAGTTGTATTTTCTGTTATAGCAGATATAGCAGGGCTCCATCCGCTGAAGGTGTATCCTGTTCGTGTTGACGTTGGCGTTTCACCTGCATATACAGGAATTTGTCCGTATTCAACACTGCATGTGTATAACGTACCACTGCCATCATCAGAGCCTCTAACAAAAGTTGCCGTATAACTTCTGACCGTTTTGCTATATGCAGCAAATACGGTTCTATCTTCTGTGACATTAGATGTAGCCCCAGATGTAGCAGTCTCGCTGTTCTGTGATGTTGACCATCCAACAGGAGTGTAATTATACTGAGCAGTTGATTGCCTGTCTGGTGGAGTCGGAATTGATTCTATCGGTGTACCTGCTATGCAGGTAATTGTACGGATTATCTCCGACCCATCATATGTTTTAAGTGTGAGTGTGGTCTGTACCGGTTCCGGAATTGGCTCATCACCACTAATCTGCCGAATTATTCCTATGAATGTATATGAATTCATGATTCTACCTCTCAATCTCCGCTATTAGTATTTCCAGATTTTGATATTTTTCTAATTATTGCAATTACTTGACAAAGGTTCATGGCTTCACCTCTACACAATGCTTTTCCATGTTCCGTCAATATCTTTCTGCCACATCGCCGTATAGCCAGCAGTATAAGCCATCGTTCCCGGATCATATGATGACAGCAAAGATAAATCCGACTGACTTCCGATCAAAACACTTTTGACTGGAGAATTTTTATATATAACGCCATCTTTGACATAATCCGTGTTTCCTAAATCGGAAACGATATCAAGGATGCCATCTGTCTTGTTAGGCTGTTTTACTACAGTATTCATTAGATTTCCTTTCTGCGATTCTCTACGTGTATGCAATTACGATGTTTCCATCCGAATTAGGATCCGTGACGTTAATTTCATTTAGAGCGTCTATCGCCGCTTTGATTCCCTGACTTGTAACAGCTTTTGTACTGCCGGCCGTTGGCGTTGAGTCAAACTGTAAATTTTGGTATGCGGCAATGATCTGATCAGCTTTTTCTCCGATTTCCTGTATTTCTGCGATCCTTGATTCTGACGGAATTGTGTCAGAATCAAGCGCCGCCCTTTCCACAAGCAGTATGAAATTCGCACTACTTAATTCTTTCGAACTGCTGTAAAAGACTATCTCATAGATACATGGTCCATACGCGGCGGTCATCTGTTTGTTCCCGGTTACTGTAACCGTTTTCGATGATGTGTTGACACTACAGTTTGCGGAATACCCTGTTCCGTCAGTTTTCGTACCTCTGACTTTTGCCGTCGTTCCAGATGCTAATGTCCACGTTACAGGATTAACCGCATACATGTTAAAAACGATGGAAAAATCATCATCGTACTGCCCGACTTTAATAACGGGAGGCATCCCGCCGGGCGATATATTCAATTTTGATGTAATTGTTGCTCCCATATAAGATCATTCCTTTTATTCTTTTACGCTCGGTTTAAAACCGGAGTCTTTAAAATCTTCCATTAATTCATCAACCGTCCCGATTTTCGTTTCGGTTTGACGTGGATCATCAAATTTGATTCTTTTCCCAATTGATTCAGTAAAACATCTATCTGCAATATCTGAATATATCGCTTTCGCTATCAACATAGCTTCAACATAAGATATTCCGTTTGCGGCAAACTGTTTGTTAGCAAACCCCTGTATTACGGTTTTTACTGCCATAAGCATTTCTTCTTTGTTTTCGTTCATGCTTTACCCTCCGATCCTAAAAATCTCAGTAACAGGGAAAACCGGTCTTTCAATCAGAAATCCCTTTTCAGGTGTAGCGATCAACGTTTCCACTCCTGCGTCTTCTTCGTAAATATCCCATCCAAGCGCAAGATATTTATCCATTTGTTTATCTACAGATAAGTAAGTCCCTTGCTTATCTTCTTTCGATATTGCAAAATATTTCTTCATTGCGATTTACCTTTGTTTATTGAGATTGTTCTGTGATCATTAACCCATTACAAAATTCAATAGAGCTTGAAGTCCACTCAATAACTCCAGCGCCGAGGTCTGGTCTATTTGTAATTGACTTGATAAAATTAACAGTTCCATTAGCACCGCTCCACGTAACGTCTTCCTCATTTCGGCTTTGACGGACACCTATTCTAAGCGATGTAATCCTCAGTATGTCTGTTTTTATTTGTATTCCATGCATACTTCCCCACGCCGTATCATAGATATTAGCGGAAAAGTCGATATATCCATAATCATTGTATGTGGTTCCATCGTAATATCCCCCATGCATTCTCCCCTCTTCCGTAAGTTCGATATAGTAGTCATCCCCAAAATGGAAAGTACCTGTTGCGAGGTTAAGCCATGTATCTCCTGACACACTTGCCAGCGTTCCTGTCGCAATATAGGAAGCGTTTATATACAAAGATCCTTGATCCATGTATATTCCCTGTATTGCTCCATTATTTGTTAATGCATTAAACACATTCTGTTGACCTGCTCGATCCAAGGCATCATTTATACTGTAAGACGATAGGTGAAATTCTCCCGTCTCAAGATTCCAATAGTTCTTAGAAGTCGTTTGCACTTCATAATAGACTCCAAGTTCGGCATACATTGGATATTTAACCAATACGTAAGTATAGTCGCTGGAAATGGCAGACGCCCAATGACTTGCTGTCCATTCTTCCGCTTGAGTAATAGCTGTGGTGCATCTATAATCCGAGCCGTTGTATTTAACTAAATCACCAACTGCATAAATCGTAGTCGAATCGTAAACAGGAATCGGTGCTCTTACATAATACTGTTTACCTTCCCATATAACATCATCCTGGGTTTTCACAAATGTTACAGTACTGTAATCAGACAACATTCCAGTGCGGATTAGATTCCCGTTAATCGTTCCAGCAGTAATAAAATCAGCTACAAAATGACCATCAAGAGTCCATGCGGATCTGTACGGACCATTAATATTTGTTGCAAATCCGATTCCATTCTTATTAATTCTGAGGATTTCTGTAGCTGTAGAAGGATCCTCTGTATTCATAACGAGAATTTCTTGTGGGTTCGCTACGGTTCCATTTCCAAATACTTTGTTTCCTTCTTCATCCAGCCCAACAAATACGACATGACTATCTCCCGGATTTGTTAGCAACTGTGTTGCGTAGTCAATCTCCGCTCTCAAGATTGCCTCAAATCCCTTGCTGATCTTTTTTAACTGTTTGTCATAGTCTTGTTCGATTGCCTGCATGAAGTTTGTTTTTACAGTTCCAAGCTCCATGGAATCATATCTGTCAAGCAAGACATTGTATACAGTCTTAACAACTTTAATCCCTTCAGCAGTGATTCCCAACTGCGGATAATATACGTTGACTCTATCACATAGTCTGACTCTCAAAAGAGACGAATAATTCTCAAATTCTTTTGTCTGCCATAACTGGACAAAATCAATTTTGATATTTTCTTTTGGTTCCCACGGTTCGTTATTCGTCAGGTATGCAGTCGCCCGATTTCGCAATTCTTCTTCTGTCGGTTGCTGTTGAAAATCACTTGAAAAATCAATCGCTACAGCTTGTGGATTAGTCACGCCCTCAAGTGCAACAATCTTTTCCGGGAGCATTACGGTTATATCTGTATCGCCCTGCTCCGACGATCTTCCTTTCCAATACGGAACAATCGCATTGTACCGACTTTCTACATCAACGTCTTGAGTGGCATCCATCAGGTTCTTTCCATACCGGATTGTAATTCCGGTATCATTTCCCATTTCTGCATACAGTTTGACAGTCCAAAAGTCAAAATCGTATTCGCCACCGCCAAACACATCAAGAATAGATCCTTCTGTCCCTCCGAGGATTGACCGAACTGAAGCAGGCGTTTCTAAGTTAAAATTCCCACTCCCGGATTTATCTGTCCAGAACGTAAATGGATTGTTGTTGATCGACTCTTCAGGGATCTTATAAAACGCTTCAGCCGCCGTTGTTGCTGTGAATGGGTTTAATATGATCCGTGACATCTTATAACTCAAATGATGTGCGTAAAACGTCACTAAGCCATCCATCGGAGCAGATTTTTTATATATTTCAAAAGGCTGTATTGTTCTTTGATCGTCATGTGTGCAAGCTATAAAGCAGTGATTCTGCATCATCGAGTACCATTTCCCGGTAATCGGATATACTAACTCGCATTCATAAACACCGTTTCTTTCTCTTGTGACAAAGCAAGATTTACTTTCAACCAGTCTTCCGATGCCGTTTGACGTAAACTGTGTTTCGTCCTCCGGAAATAAAATCGGTATCATATGATCCACCACCTTGGCTTAATATGTACTGAGCTGATCCCACCGCTCCACGATATTGCCGTTACTCCTGGATTTAATGTCGGGAACTCGTTGTTTGATAATACAATATCAGGATTGTGATTATATCCTGCATAATTTGCGTCCATTGCGTCGCAGTCGATATTTATAAATGGGTGTGAATGCGACGCAATGGTTATCGTCATGCTTCCAACATTCAAAGTCCCGGATCCATATACAGTGATCAGCGGCCTTGCTTTAAACATTGTAGGATTCTCAATTCCCTGACCGGATGTTAATGTGATTTCATCTTCTCCGCTTTTTAAAAATCTCTGCGGTTTCCGTGAAAACTCAATTGCAAATTTGACCATCTGACGGTCTGGAGTCAATTTCGGTTCCAGACCGCCGATGTACCTTGCTACATAGTATTCTTCCGGATGTATTGAATCTTCTAAACGCTGATAATCAGTATTTTTCAGCATCGCATTTCGGAACCACTTCATGTTTTCTGCAGCGTTTTCGTAAATCACGCCCATGTAACGATGTTCCATATTTTCAAATCGGTAATTCTGTAAAAGCAAATTTCCGTTTCTTCCGGGCACTGCGATTTCTTCCACCAACGATTCCGGAGACTCGTCAGTATTGATATCAAACAGATAGATCCCATAGTCCAAAGTATTGACATCGCCAAATATAAAATGATTCCTCATGCATATACCGCCTTCTGCTGTTCATCCCACCGTGTAAAGATTCTCATTGTTTCTTCAGCAATTCTCTGTTCGTCCTGAGATTCCCTCGGATAGATGTTAAATGTAATCTGATCAATCGGGATACGACGTTTTTCGTCGTTTTCAATATCGATGGTTTCAATTCCAAACTGATCTTCCGGGTAATTGATATCAAACGACTCTGCCGCATTTACAAGAGATTCACCAAAGTCATCAAAAGGATCTTCCATATCGATGTCAGACACAAAATCCATTGCATTCTGCAGAGTGTCTCTCATGTCTTTAATCGGGAGTCCTCTCGTAAAACCTACGGCAATACCTTGTGCCATCGGCTTACCTATGAGATCCCGGAATTTCTTTGACGGTGATGCTATGCCGAGAAATTCTTTCGCTGCATCTAATGCACTACCGGCAATACCAGTAATCGCATTAACCACTTTATCGACATTTTTCTTTAAACCTGAGACAATCCCTTTTATAACGTTTTTCCCAAGACCTGCCCAGTTAATGCCTTTAAACGCTTCTATTGCCGATTTACCAATAGATACCAAAGCATCCGGAATCGCCCGAACGAGTGCGGATATACCATTTCCAATAAATTGGATGACGCTTCTGCCAACGCCTACCCAATCAATCGATCGGAATAGATTAAATCCTTCTTCACCAATCGTTCTGAGTGCCGTCGGAATGGCAGAAAATAGCGCCTGTATTCCTTCACCGATAAACCGGATGACTGACATGCCCAGATCCGCCCAATTTACAGACTTCACAAGATTGACAGCATTATCTGTAATGCCTTTGAAAAGGTCTGGGATGTGCGTTATCAGGTTTTTAATTCCGTTTCCAATTCCTGTAATTATACTTTCACCGAGACTCATCCAATTGAACGCAAAGAATGCATCAACAATAGCCATTATGATCTTCGGCAGATTCTCGATGATAACCGGAATAGCCTGAATTAAACCTGCTGCCAACGTAACAATAATTTTTACGCCAGTTTCGAGGATCTTCGGCATGTTATCATTGATGATTCCTGCAATGTTGCTGATGATTGTCGGAATATTTTCAATCAGTGCAGGTAATCCATCTGCGATTCCACGAGCCAACGACAGTGCAAATTCCAATCCTGCGTCAATAATAGGCCCGATGTTTTCTCTCAGTGAAGCTGTAAATCCAACTATCAGCTTCAGGCCAGATTCCATCAGTGAAGGAAGATTTTCTTCTATCCATCCGCCGAAACTTGACAGCAATGTAACAAACGTTTCTCTGACCAGTGGTAACGACTGTTCGATTCCACTAACAAGAGTAGTTATGATTTTTCCACCGGCTTCGAGGATTGCAGGCATATTTTCGCCAAGCAGATTGATTGCATTCTGGAGATTTTTTATCCAATTTTCTTGGAATGTCGGGAAGTTCTTCTCAAATCCATCTGCGATCCACGTTAAGATTTTAGTTCCTAATCCGACAAAATCACCCATTCTTGACTGGATTTCGTCAATAATCTTACGGATGGTTTCTCCAGCAATTTCACCGATTTTTTTCAAGCCTTCAACGAGTCCGCCATTCTTGATGGCTTCTGTGACCTGAGAAATACTGTCTGATGCAAACTGGACTATCTGTCTGAGCCCTCCGCTCTGAGTGTCAACCGCATCTCTTACAGCAATTTGTAAGCCTTCCCACGCAGATCCGAGTATGGTTATATCACCTGCGAGATTATCAAGCTGAACATCCGCCATGTTTTGTGCCGCTCCGGCAGAATCGGAAATTGCTCCAGAAAGTTCAGCCCATCTTTCGCTGTTTGTGGCCATCAAAGCGTTTACAGATTTCAGATCGACTTTATTAAACAATTCGCTTAATACTTGCGTCTGTTCGCCCTGATTCATTGTCGATAGCGTTCCATTCAGGTCGTTAAAGATGTCCTGTAATGGTCTCATCTTTCCTTCAGCATCAAAGACCTCAAGCCCTAAAGACTTCATCCGCTCTGCGGCTTGATCTGTAGGAGCTGACAATGAAAGTATAATGTTTCTTAATGCCGTTCCGCCTTCTGCGCCTTTAATGCCGTTATCTGCCAACAATCCGAGTGCAGTCGATAGTTCAGTTGTGCCTCCGGCAAGGTTTTTTGCAGTTCCTCCGACTGTCAGAATGGCTTCACCAAGTTGAGCAACGGATGTATTTGACTTTGACGATGCCGCCGCCATCTTGTCAACCAGTTCCGTTGTCTCATCCAAAGACAAACCAAGTGCCGACTGTGCATCTGTAACCATGTCAGATGCACTCGCCAGTTCCATTCCTCCTGCCGCCGCAAGATTTAACACGTTCGGGAGCATCTGCATAGATGTCTCTGCATCATACCCAGCTAAAGCCATAAAGTTTAACGCATCTGCTGATTCACTTGCGCTAAATTTTGTTTTTGCCCCCATCTCTTGGGCGAAATCAGATAGCTTTTGATAGGTGTTTGCAGCTTCTGATCCAGCAGTATTCAACTCGTTAACACTATAGCCCATGGTAGCAGCCACCTGAGACATAGACGAATCAAAATTCATTGCTGTCTTTGTTGCGGATACTCCAAACCCGGCAACCGCAGTCCCTCCTGCAATCATTGCCGCCTTTGTAGCTCCTGCCACTTTGGATACTGCACCACTGACCGCTCCACGGAATCCTTCTGCGCCCTGTTGAGCTTTATCTAATCCTGCATCATATGCGGCGGTATTGATTCCTAATACCGCCATGAGTTCAAATACATTCATACTCATTCGGTATCACCGCCTAACGAGTTTAATTTATCTTTTATTCCTGTGATAATTTCTTCTGGCGTTCTTGTTTCCGGAGGCTTCTTCATTTTTTCCATATATTGAGCAAAGTTCATATTCATGATCTGTCTTTCCCTGTCACTTCCTGTATTCTTTGTCAATATTTTGATTCCTTCGGATATAAAAACACGGTATGCGGATTCGACTTCCTTCTCTTCAATCTTCGATTCCACATACCGCATAAACGGCTTTATTTGCCTTTTTCCTCTGTATTCTCCATAGCAGAGCCAGAATGTTCTCCGCCGTTCTTCTGACCCTGCGACGTAAAAAGCACTTTCATTTCAGGCATCGAAAACAATTCCAGTAATCTCGATGGTAAAACGAAAATGTTCGGAGCATACGTTTCCGGATCCTCCTGATCCACAATTGCCATAATCTGCAGGACTTCCTTTTTATGGAGTTTCAAAATCTTTTGCACCAAGCCAAGATTCGTTTCGCCGTCACGGGCCGAATCCATAATTTCTTTGTCCTGTAAAATTTCAACAACCGGCTCAAGGATATCCGCTAAAACATCTAAAGCCTGTTCGCCTTTAAGTTCGGATATTTTCATAATTCTCCTTTTTATGCAGATGGATCTATCGAATAAAATTCAATTGGCATCTTGTCCTGTTCGTCAATTGATACGTGGCCAGTAAGCTCTACGCTTACCTGACCTTTTCCGGATTTTGTAGTCTGCAGTGTAAAACCGCTTGTCGAAAGTGCATTGATTAACTTTGCAGCGACAAGACCGCCATCTGCTCTATCTCCTACCCACCAAAGATCACTGAAATCTGACTGCTTCAGATCTCTTCTCGGCGTAATTTTGTTTGTCTGAGAAATATCTCCGGATCCCAATGCAAGTCTAATCAGTTCCGGAGATGTTCCAAGCGACGTAAACGATATTTTACATTCCCATGAATCAAGGTGCTTCAATTCCTTCATGTTCACCGGACAGTTGTCTACATCCTCACCAAAATCTGAGAATGTCGGCACTGCCGATGTATTGATTCCGCCAGTCGTCGCACAAATTATAGCTTCATCCTCTGGCGCTGTCGGTGTTGCTGGATTAAATGTGTTAAGGAGCACACCTGCATCTAACTGCAGCGCTTCAAATGTATTCTGCGGAATTACAGTAAATTTTCCCATTTTGCCACATCCTTTTTCTTTTTATGTTTCAGTTAATGTGGCGTTCGGTGTCTAATTTTCGGTCATAAATTCTATATCTATATTGATGATTATTCTCCGAATCATATCATCATCGTCGCTGACTCTTTGGGCGAATGGATGTCCTCTTTGGATCCAGACAAGACCATCATTCAGTCTATATATTTTCCCGCCCATTCCGATTGTTTCAGAAATTTCTTTCGCCTTTTGGGAAATTCTCAGCCACGATGTTCCATCGTCCCATAATGACGCATTGGGATATACAGGATGATCAAATTCATCTTCAACTACCATATACGTGATGTACGGTAGCTCTGCTTTATTTTCTCCGGTTTCTGGTACTGTGGACTCGTCGTATGCTGTCCATTCAAATTGTGACCAAAACCACTGATAGAATTGAGCTTTATCCATTTTTCAGATCCCACTCCTCCGCCGAGACTTGTCTCATGTCCAGCGTCGCACTATCAGGAGTTTTTTTATCATCGCCATCTGACTTCACCCGGAAGATCTTTCCATCTTCAACACGTCTGAAAACGTCGTGATACTGCAAATTAAGTGCTTTTGTCGTTGTAACGGTATAAAGTGCCGTTAC